CGAGGTCCTCACCGGCAAGCTGTACCAGGCCGCCGGCATCGAGGTCCCCGAGCTGCAGCTGGTCGACATGGGGAAGAACAAGACAGGCGTGGCCTCGAAGATCGTCCCAGGGCTGCGCCAGGACGCCGCCGCGCTGCGCGCCGGCAAGGTGCCTGGGGCTGTCGACGGCTTCGCGATCGACGCCTGGCTGGCGAATTGGGACGTCGCCGGCGCCAGCTTCGACAACCTCCTCATCCGGGAAGGTCGGGCGTTCCGGGTGGACACCGGCGGAGGCCTGCGCTACCGGGCCCAGGGCAGCCTCAAGGGCGCGCAGTGGGGCCCGAGCGTCCAGGAGCTCGAGAGCATGCGCAATGCCTCCAACAACCCGCAGACGGCCGCCGTCTTCAAGCGGATCACCCCGGCCCAGCTCGAGGCCTCCGCCGCGCGCCTGCAGGCCCTGGACGATGAGGAGATCCGCCGCCTGGTCAAGCAGCACGGGCCCCTGGACGCGCGCGAGAATGAGGCCCTGGCCGATACCCTGATCGCACGGAAGCAGGACATCCTGAAGCGCGTGAAGCCGAGCGAGGCGCCAGTGCCGGCGCCGGCGGACTCAGCTGCGCGGATCACCGCGGCCGAGCACAAGCTGATCCGGGAGAGCCGGCTCAACGGGTACATGATCCCGAGCGACAAGGGCGAGATCGAGGACCACAGCGTGCTTGTCTGGCTCGAGAAGGCCTCGGACGGCAGCGCGCGCACAGTCGGACAGTTCAAGGTCACCGGCGAGGCCTCCGGGAAGCTGGGCAGGATCCTGCAGGCCTCCGGCGCCAACGTGAAATTCGACGATGCCGGCGTGCATGACAAGATCGTCGAGGCGATCAAGGGCCTGGCAACGCTCGCGGGCAAAGGCGAGAAGATCCGCGACAAGGACCTCGAGCGCGTGGTGTCGGCGCGCGCGGCACTGACGAAGATCAACAAAGGCATGGTCGCGGAAAAATCGGCCTACGCCGCGAAGTTCTTCGACCACTACGATCCCTGGCTGAAGGCGCTCGAGGCGGCGATCAAGGGCAATGTCGGCAAGGTCGCGACGTGGAAGGCGCCCAGCGGAGATTTGCTCAAGCGCTACACGCCACCGCCGCCAAAGCCGCAGCCTGGTGCGATCGCATTCCAGCGGCGCGACGGCGCCTTCGAGCGAAAGCGAATCGAGCGCGGCTTCGCCACCGAGACGAAGGAAACCAACTACTCCACCGGCTACTTCTACGAAACCGAGATCAACGGCGCGCGCGTCCGGTACTGGCCGGATGCATCGGACATTCCCTTCGCGCTGCGCAACCAGGTGCAGATCCAGGTCGCCGGCGGCGAGGTGACCGACGCGCGCAAGCTCTTCGACGCGATCGGCTCGATCGGCGTGAACGCGCAGCGCGCCGCCACGCTCGATCGGGAGGAGCTGTACCTGCGGCAGATCGCCTACCACCGGCGCGACGGGTTCGCCGACTTCCTGGAAGCCGCCGCCGGCAAGGCAGCACAGCAGGAGCGCGTCGACGCGATGAAAGCCTGGCTCACCGAGAAGACGGGCGTGGATATCGAGAACTCGCCGGCGTACAAGCCGGACGGCATCTACCAGGCCTTCGGCCAGGGGCGCCGGCATCTTTTCCGGCCGGATCTGCAGGGCAAGGAGTGGGAGCGCTTCCAGAAAGACTACGTGCTGCACCACCGGATCACGCAGGGCAGCATGATCACCTCGATCGAGTCGATCCTGAACTCGGGCGGGCAGCTCGCGCCGACGGTCGACAAGCTGCGCCGCGGCCTGCCGCTCGGCGGCATGTCGCCGACCGCGGATCTCGACACCGGCGGCGCGAGCTACCTCTTCACCAGGCTGCGCGGCCGCAAGAGCGCCGGCGGCGAGCCCGGGTTCGTGTGGAAGCCGCGGCTGGTGGCGCGTCTGGACGCGATCAGCTACGACGGCGACAACTTCGGCCGCGTCACCGAAGGCCATGTCATGCGCCACCGGAAGACCGGCATCGAGGAATGGCGCGCGGCCGTGCGGTCGCGTTCGAACGAAACGATCCTCAAGAACGGCCTCTCAATCTTCGACGACCTCGAGCATATAATCGTCGACTCCGGCGACTATCAGCGGCTGCTCGAGGTATTCAAAAAGCACGGCTACACCTCGTGGCCGGACGGCCGCAAGCTCGAGGACGTGATCAAAATCCGTGGATCTGTGTGATGCCCCGAATCTAGGCATTCCGATCGTCATTGAGACTGACGAGGGCGGTGCGCGCCCGGTTGCGGAACTCTTTCGCCTTGGCAATGGGATGATCTTTGCCGATCTCGGGTGGCCGACCGCGACGTCGAATCCCTTCCACTACGTCAAGGGCTTCGCCCACGAAACGGAGGACGGGTGGGCGATCGGAAATTCGAAGGTCAGGATTGCGTTCGAGGGAGAGCAATTGTTCGCCGACTACAACGCATGGCTCCAATGGCGGGCGAGCGAGGAAGGCAAGCCGTTCGATCGTCAGGCCTGCTGGCGCGAGATCCTGTCGCTGGACCTCACCGGCTTCGCCGAGTAGGACATTTTTCCCCCCTAGTTTCGTCTTGACGTAATCCGGAATCTCCGGTCTGCGTGGGCGTCTGTGCGCTCGCATACCGACTTCGGGAGTCAAGATGAAACTGCACATCAAAAACACGGTCACCGGCGTCTGGGACGCACTTGTCAAAGGCGTTCTGACGAAGGCGGCGTCGATCAGCATCTGCTTCGCGAGCGACCAGCTCGGCGCCGCGGCGAAGGCGGCCTCGCTTCCGGTCACGATGGCCACCGACCAGCCCGCGATCGCGGTCAAGAAGATCGGCGAGTACGAGACGGTCGCGGCCGGCCAGACCGACCAGGTGCTGGGCGCGACCGGCGCTGCCGGCGACTACCTGGACCGCCTGATCATCGTCCCCGCGACCACGTCGCCGGGCGTAATCCAGATCAAGGACGGCGGCGGATCCGCGATCACGATCTTCACCGGGGGCGCGAGCTCCGTGGGCAACCTGACCGCGTTCACGATCGAGCTCGGCCTGGTCAGCCTCGCCGGCGCATGGAAGGTCACCACCGGCGCCAACGTCTCGGCGCTGGCCTGCGGCGACTTCACCTGATCCTGATGCGCCGCACGCACCTCGCCCTGGCTGTCTGCACCGCCATGGCCGCTACCGCGGCCCTGGCGGAGGCGCCGCGGCGCATCCAGCTGGAAGCACCGCCCCCGGACGGGGTGCGGAGGTTTGTCTCTGAACTGAAGAATCTGTCCGTGGAAGCGGGCAGTCAGACGTGGGAAACGATTACCCGGACGGGGAAATTCTGGGACCCGCGGTACGGCAACTTCGAGATCACGCAGCACATGCTGCTCCAGATCGTCGAGAACTTCGAAAAGAAGGCGTATGGCCAGGACATCTTCATCGACGTCGCGCACAAGCCGGATGACGGCGCTGCGGCGAAGGTGGTGAAGCTCCAGGTGAAAGACGGCAAGCTGAGGGCGCTCCTGGAGTGGACGCCCTTCGGCGCGGATGCGGTGGTGAACCGTGGCTTTCGGTACTTCTCCGCCGACTATCACGAGAATTTCCAGGACAACGAACACCGACAGAAGCACGGCACCACGCTCCTCGGCGCCGGGCTGACCAATCGACCCGTTATCAAGGGGCTCGATCCGGTGGATCCGTCCCGCATCAAGCTGGCGCAGTCCGACGACGCGCCGCCCACGCTGATCCACCCGGATCTGCAATCCCATCTACTTCAAGAGGTACATGCCATGTGGAAAGAACTGATCGCGCGTCTCGTGAAGACGCTCTCCGACACCCATAAGTTGAGCGAAGCGAACGTCAAGCTGCTCAGCGCCCAGGCCGAGACGGCACTGGCCAAGATCACCGACAAGGCGGTCGCAGAAGGCGTCATCGCCGGCTTCGAAGGCGCCGGCAAGCAGCTCGCCGAGGCGCTCGTCGCCAACCCGAACGGGCCGATCGTGCTGAACCTCAGCATGGGCACCGCTGGCCTGGACGAGGCCGGCGTCAAGAAGCTCCTGGAGGCCACCGAAAAGGCCCGGGGCGAAGCGGCAAAGCAACTCGCCGAAACGACCACGGCGCGGCGCAAGCTGCTCGCCGACACGATCAACGCCGTCACCGGCATCCCCGAAGAGGACCGCAAGGAGCTGATCCTCGCGGTCGAGGACCTGGTCACCGCCGACACGACCGAAGACGTCGTCAAGCGCCTGGCCGCGACGCAGATCGCGTCGGGCAACAAGCTCGTGGCCGCGCGCCAGCTGGCCGGCCTGGGCTACCACGTCGAGGGATCGCCGATCATCACCGTCGAAGCCTCGAACGAGATCAAGGCGCTGCAGGAGCAGGTCGACAAGCGGCTCTACACCAGGATGTCGCCCGAGAAGCGCTATCGCCTCTCCGAGGGCCGTGAGATCGGCGTCAACAAGGCGCTGGTGGAAGAGGCCCTGGCGCAGTTCGACAAGGCGAACGCCCACCGGCTGCACAGGGAGTACCAGGCGATGAAGCTCTCCGGCGGCGACGGCGTCGTCGCCGATGTCGCGATTCCGGCGAGTTTCGAGCGCACGGTGCTGCGCGAGTCGCTGTATCAACTCACCGGCCTGCCGCTGTGCGATGTCGGCACGCACATCTTCGCCGCGGTGATGCAGATCCCGTACAGCTACCGCGACACGACCGCTGCCGGACGCTCAGGCACGCGCAAGTACCAGGGGCAGGCGATCTCGCGCGCTGGCGTGATCCAGACGTCGGAAGACGCCCGGCCGATCCCGCAGAAGATCGCCTTCGAGGTGTCGGATGAACTCCGCTACCTGGTCGGCAACGGGCAGCTGAACTTCGACATCGTCGCCGAGAACGCGGCCAACGCGGTCCGGATCATCGGCGAGGACACCGAGCAGGTGATCTACAACGAGCACCTGAACGCCTCCGACGAATACGCCGCGACCGCGGTGGTCGCCGAGGACCTCGAGCCGCAGTCGAACGGCACCAACAAGGTGTTCGTGCTCGCGCAGTGGCCGGTGGTCACGCCGCGCAAGGTCTACGACCTGGCTGGCTCGCAAGTCGGGTCGACGGTGAACCCGATCACGGTGACCTACAACTCGGTGGCGCGCGAGGAATACGACGGCACCGGCTCGCAGGCCTCCGGCACCTACTACGTCCTCGACAAGAACCTGGGCGAGATCTACCTCGTGAACCAGGCGGGCGCGATCCAGACGCCGGCGGACGGCACGGCCTACACGATCAGCTACAGCTACACCACCAACGTCAAGAAGTTCGACATGGACGAGGGCGAGCTGGAGACGGATCAGAAGTGGGACACCTTCCTCAACAACTTCGGCCAGCGCCGGACGGTGGTGGAGGACCGGCAGCACGTGGCCTCCCTCGCGACGATGTCGGGCGTGGTGCGCGACCTGATCGCCCAGGCCCGTCAGTTCGGCGCGAACTTCAAGCGCACCGGGACGGATCTCGGGGCGGACGGCAACGTCGGCCGCATCAAGGACGTCCCGACGTACCGCTCCTTCGCGCCGGGCCTGCAGGCCGGCGACAAGCGGATCGTCATCGGCGAACGCGGCACGGTCCGCTTCCGCATGATGAAGGGCTGGATGCTGAACCAGCTCGAGAACCAGAAGGACAGCAACGGGCGCTTCACGGGCAAGAAGGAAGCCTACGGCGACCAGTTCATCGTGGTCCACACGCCGACGCAGCTGAAGGCGGGCTTGACCTCGATGGTCCTCTACAGCGCCGCTGCACGGATCGCCCGGCCGGCGCCGTAAGGCGTCCCTGGGGAGTGACGAGAGGGCGCCCGGGCGGCCGCAAAAGCCGCCCGGGCGATTTTCAACCGTAACGAGGTCCGCATGGAAAAAAGCCGCGATCACAAGCCGATCACGATCAACAACGAGAACGGGAAGACGCCGATCTCCGTGGGCGCCAACTACGTCATGCCCGGCGAGTCGCGCACCTTCAACTGGCACGATGTGCCGGCCTACCTGCGCCCCGAGGAGCCGGTCGAGATCCTGGTGGCGGCAGACCCCGCGACCGAGCGCCGCGCCTTCCTGGCGGCCCTCCTGGCGCTGCCGCAGGAAGAGATGGCGGTCAAGCTGCCGTACCCGTCCACCGACGACCTGAACCTCATCGAGGAGCTGGAATCGGCCGCAGCGAAGCCTCGCAAGGACCTCCTCGGGGTGATCGCTGCCGAGAAGATCCGGCGGGCCGGCCTGTCGGAGGAGGAATTGGCATCGGAAAAGGCGGCTGCCGAAGCGCTCGCCCGCGATTGGGCGGCTCGAGAGGCGAAGGCCAACGCCGGAGCAGCTGGCAACGACACGCAGGCCGGCGCGGCTCCCAGCGACACGCAGGCCGGCGCGGTCGGCAACGACACGCTCGCCGGGGCCGGCACCGACGACACCCTGGACGGCGCGACCGGCAACGACACCCTGGACGGGGCCGGGAGCAACGACACGCTGGAAGGCGGTGGCGGCAACGATACGGAAGCCGACGCTGCGAAGCGCACGGCCGAGCTGGCCGAGATCCTGAAGAAGAAGGTGGGCGACGTCCGGGAGCATTTCAGCACGCTCTCGGACGCCGACCTCACCCAGCTCGAGGAGCTCGAGAAGAAACGCGACCCGGTCCTGGGCTTCGGCGGGCCGCGCAAGAGCCTGCTCGCGGCGATCGCCGAGGAGCTCAAGCAGCGTTCCGGAGGCGCGCAGTAGCGCCGGCCCATGGCAGCGGGGGACATGAGCCAGGCCGAGCTGGTTGCGGACCTGAAGGCCTCCCTGCAGGACTCCAGCCAATTCTTCACGGCCGCCTCCGATGCGGACTACAAGCGCCACCTCAACGCCGCGGCGCTGGATTTCGGCCGCAAGCGCGGGCGCACCCTGGTCGGATCCCTCACCCTGGTCGCGGACCAGGCCGGCTATGACGCGCCGGCCAGCTACGTCGCTTTCAAGTCCAGCCTTTGGGGCGTCGCCCCGATCGCTTCGCCGAAGCCCTGGGAACCGACATATCCCGGGCGTCTTCCGGCCGTTCGCCTCGTCGAAGAGAGTGGGGTTCGGAAGCTCCACCTGGATCCTCCGCCGACTGCGGCGCAGATCTCGGCGCTCGGATCCGAGTACCGCTTCTACTACTTCGCCGGCCACGTGGTCGACACCACGGCTGCAAACACCACGATCCTCGCCGCCGAACGAGGCCTGCTGCTCCTCCGCGGCCAGGCCGAGGCCATGAGGGAGCTCATGTTCCGCGGCATCGCCAAGCCTGTGCAGCTGCGCGACGGCCTCACCAGCATGCCGCGCAACGGCATGCCGTCGCACGTTTACGAAAAGCTGATCGAAGAGTTCAACGCCGCATGATTGAGCAGAAGATCACCGTCAACAGCGACCAGGCGGCCGCGGCCTTCGCGAAGGCGCCCGAGGTAATGACGCGCCACGTCGACGCGCACCTGCACCGCGGGGCGGAGGAAGTCGCGCGCGAAGAGAAGTTGATTCTCGCCGAGAACAAGTCGATGGCACGGAGCATCCTGGCGAACTCGATCCGCGCCCTGCACATGGGCCCGATGCACTGGCAGGTCCGCACCGGCACCGACTACGCGCGCATGGTTGAGGAAGGCACGGGCCCGGTGGCCGGCCGGCCGTCCTACATGCCGAACCCGGTGAAGTTGATGGACTACGTGAAGCAGCGCGCGCGCATCACGTTCAAGAGCGCGAAGGCTGGCAGCCCGGCTCGGCGCTCGCTGATGCGCCAGATCCGCGATCGCGCCTGGGGGCTGGCGATCTGGATCCGGAAGCACGGTACGAAACCGCACCCTTTCGCGGCGCCTGCCCTGGAACGCAAGCGCTCGCGTCTTTTCGACCTGGTGCATGCCGGCGCGGCCGCCGGCGTCGCCGAAGTCTTCGGAGTCAAGGCATGAGCGACCTCGGCACCCGCATGGCGGCGATCGCCGCGGCGCTCGCCTCGGCGTACCCGACGCGCAAGGTGCGCCGCAGCCTGGTCGACTTCAACCTGCTCCCGAAGGCGGACCTGCTCGCCGGCGTCTACACGATCTACTCAGGCGGCGAAGGCGACTTCACCAACGTCTCGCAGTACGTCGCGCAGGACGGACGGCAGCACATCAAGCTGGTCGGCCAGATCCAGCTGCCCGAGAACAAGGACAAGGCCGCCGCCGGCGTCGCGATCGAGGAGGCGGAGTTCACCATGATCGAGGAGATCAAGGCGTTCCTCCGCGCACTGCCCGAATCCCTGTGCCTGCTCGAGCTCGTGAGCTGGACGCAAAGCCAGCAGCTCGAGGAACCCTACGGCTGGATCCTGGCCGACCTGGCGTATATCCCGTGAACCGCGCGATCAAGCACATCATCATCCACTGCGCGGCGACGCCGAACTTCCAGCATGTCACGCGGGAAGACATCGACCGCATGCACGGCGATCGCGGCTTCAATCGCAGCGACTACTGGCGGGAGCGCTTCAATCCGACGCTGAAGCACATCGGCTACCACCACGTGATCCACCTGGACGGGGTCACGGTCACCGGCCGCCACGAAGACGAGATCGGCGCGCACGTGCAGGGCCAGAACGCGAGCTCGATCGGGATCTGCATGATCGGCACCGACCGCTTCTCGAAGGAGCAATGGACCAGCCTGGCCGGTCTGGTCGACCTGCTGGCGGCGCGCTATCCGTCCGCCGACATTCTCGGGCACCGTGACTACTCGCCTGACCTGAACGGCGACGGCGTGATCGACCGAACCGAGTGGATCAAGATCTGTCCGGGCTTCGACGTGAAGGCCTGGCGCGCCGCCGGCATGCAGCCCTTCCACGGCGAGCCGCCGATCCGGAGGCCCGTATGAGGATCCTGGTCCTCGCCGCCGCGATCGCCCTGGCCATGCCGGCGCCGGCGGCCGCCCAGGCGAAGGAGCGGCAGCCGCAACCCAAGGCGATGTCGATCTCCGATTGCCAGGCGTTCACCACGCTCGCGCTCCTCACCGCTTCTCTCGTCAAGCAGAAGGTGTCGCGCAAGCAGATCGAGGGAGCCCTGCAGGACGTCTTCACGTATCAGACCGACGAGGCGACGCGCCTGGGCAGGCTGATCCTCGACGCCGCGATCCGCGAGATCGCCAGAGGCACCAGGCCGCAGGCCTTCGCCGCGGCGCTCGCCACCGCCTGCGTGCGCGACGAAGGCGATATGAGCACCGTTCTCGGAAAGGAATCCTGAGATGCGGCGCGAACGCGGCTACTCGGCCCTCGAGATCATCGGGATGCTCGTCGCGGCCGCGCTCCTGGTCACGGCGATCGCTGGCGTGGTCTACGCCGTCACCAGCTACATCGAGCAGCGCGATGCCGCGATCAAGAAGTCTGGCAAGGACGAATGCGATGCCGCCTACAAGGCGCGCGACAACGAAGCGCTCGCCGCCGCGCGCGCCGAGATCATCCGACTGAACAAGGCCTACCGGGATCTCGAGCAGGCCTCGGCGAAGCGGATCAACGACCTGGCAGATGAACTGAAAAAGGAGAGAGCCCGTGACAAAGATGCTGGCGATCGCTTGCTTGGTGATCTCGATTCTGGCGCTCTCGTCCTGCGCGAAGGAGTCATTCAAACTGTCGCCTGCCCCAGCGCAGTCGGGACAGCAGGTGCCGGGCCCGCGGCTGCAGCCGGTGCCGGCGGAAGTGGCGGCCGAACCTGTTACCGACTTGCTCCAGGAGTTGAAAAATCTCTTGTGGGAATCGCCGTCAAAGGCAACGCCTACGGGAAGCGCCTCACCACCTGCCTCGCGATAGCCGAGGAGGACCGCAAGACCATCAACGCGGGGATTCCATGAACTCCATTTCCTGGTCGATCACGCTGTTCGTAGTCCACCTGTTCGCCCTTGCCGGCGTCGTCGCGCTTTACCGGCGCGCGCCGTGCTGGATGCAGAAGCTCTCTGTGTTCGGTCTGATCCTGGCCATGTCGATCGCCAGCGCCGCCTACGCCGTCGCCCTGGTCGGCCGGATCTGGCCGGAGCTCGGGCTGTGGGGCGCCTGGGAGATCTTCGCGATCGGGCTGCTCCTCGAGCACCTGGCGGTCCTGCTCATGATCTTCCGACTGGTCTATCAAACCGTCTTATGGCCGACTTCATTGCATCGCTCCCCCAGCTCGCGGGTGTGATTGAGAAAGGCGGCGTCATTGGCCTGCTCATCATCATCACCGCGGTCCTCGGGCACGAGGTCTGGCGCCTGCGCAAGGATCTGTCGAAACAGTACGCGCTGCGCGACAAGTACCGGCTTGGCTTCACGCTGTGCAAGGCAGAGCTCGATCGCCAGAACATCAAGATCGACCTCTCGGAGATGAACGCGGTGCTCAAAGACAACCTGGAGGCAGCCTGATGGACACGAAAAAGAAAGCCGCCGCGGCCGCGCCGCAGCCCTCGCGCGTCGCCTACCACCAGGGACCGCCAGAGGTTCACTTCGCCGGCAGGGTGTGGCGCCAGGGCGACTCGCAGCCGGTCACGGACGCCGAGTGGGCCGCCATGCAGAAGCGCGCCGACTTCGGCCATTTCGATTTCAAACCCACCCCGCAGGCTTCGCCGGCGGCCGATTTTTCCAAGGAGTAGACCATGACCGCCCCCGCCCGCAACGCGCTCGGCAAGCTGATCGGCCAGAGCGAAGTCACCTTCCGCACCGCCCCCACGCCCGGCGCCACCGTGCTGCCTTTCACGAGCTTCGGCGTAGAGCGCAAGGCCAACCGGCAGGAGAACAACACGATCAACCAGTCCGCGCTGCGCGAGAAGACGGACCAGGGCGACCCGACAGTCGACGGGCCGATCTCGTCGATCTTCGACCTGCGCACCATCGGCTTCTGGCTGAAGAACGCGCTGGGCGCAGCGACGGTCGGCAAGGCGGTCACGGTGCAGCCTACCAACGTCACCGGCGTCACCATCCACTACGCGTCCTCGGATGCGACGACCGGCAACGGCACGCTCACCTTCGCGAGCGCGGGAAGCACGCTCGCCTGGGCGGTGGCAAGCGGATCCGCCGGCACGCCGGTCGACGTCAGCGGCGGCGGGGTCTTCACTCTGGAATCGAACGGCGGCGGCAAGAGCATCACAGTCACCGTGATCCCGGCGCTGCTTCCGGGTGGCAACCAGAACGATGCCAACATCGCCGTGTCCGGCAGCCTGAAGGCGCACGTTTTCCCGATCAACACCACGCTGCGGCCGAGCGCGCTCCTCGAGATGCAGCACTCGGACATCTCGAAGTACTACCGCTATCTCGGCTGCAAGGTGAACAACATCGGCGGCGACATCCTGGGCAACGAGCAGAACATCTCCCTGGACATCGTCGCCGGCTACGAAGTAGACCCCGTGCCGTCTTCCGCCTTCGACGGCAGTGCGACGGCCTATACCGCAGTTCGCGCCTGCAGCGGCAAGGGAGGAATCTCGGACGGCACCACCGGCCTCGGAACTGTCATCGCCGGCAACTGGAGGTTCGGCAACAACCTCGATCCTCTGATGACGGGCGACGAGTTGGAGGGGCCGGGGTTCATCGACAACGGCGAGCTCACCATGGGCGGCGAGATCACGTCGCTCTTCAACGGCGGCGACGCCTACGCCCTGGCGCGCGCCGGCACCAGCACCCGGCTGCGCCTCGTGTCTGCGGCCGTCAATGGATCGAACACGTTCAAGCTCACGCAGGACTACTGGAACGTCGAGCTCGTGGAGAAGGCGCCGGCAAAGGAAGGCCGCTCCGGCTTGCGCGCAACGACCACCTGGCGCGCGCACCGCTCGGCCTACAGCCCGATCATCGTCCTGGTCAACGACGTCACGGCGTACTGACATGGCGAAATTCAAGCTCTCCATCAAGCCACTGAAGGAGGCGCTCGAGCGCACGCACCCGAACAGCGGCGCCAAGTTCACGATCGCGCCGCTCGCAGGCGAGCGGGACCAGGAGCTCACGCGGGAATGCTCCGATATGTACGGCAACGTCAACGCCGTGCTCTTCGCCCGGCTGGTGGCCAAGGAGTGCATCAAGGGCTGGTCCGGTGTCGGCGAAGGCGACGTCGAGACGGTCTGCAACGAAACGACTGTCGACGAATTCGCGCGCAACCACTGCAGCACGATCATGCCGTGGATCATCCGTGAGGCGCGCTCGATCGAGCACTATCGCGAACAGGAGCTCGACGCAGCAAAAAAAGACTGAAAGCCCGGGCGAGCTGGGAACGCCTCCTCGGGTGGGAGTACATCGAAAGCGTTAGGAAGGCCGGCAAGACGGTGGATCCGGCCGACTGGCCGCCGCAGCTTGATTGGGAAGAGCCCGTATGGACCTTGTTCGTTCGCACCTCGACGCAGTGGCGCCATTCATTCGGTGGCCGCGCCGGCCTGGATCTTGGGCCGCTGCTCGCGATCGCGCGCGAGCGGGGCTGGGACACCGAACGCACGCTGATCCTGATCGGCGCGATCGAGGAGACGTGGCTGGAGATCGACGGCGATGAGCGACAAAGACATTCGAATTGACATCAAGGGCCGGATCGACGGCCCGGGCGGGTTCAAGCAGGCCGCCGGCGACGCCAAGGACGAGATCAAGGATCTCAACCAGCTCGCCGCGGAGGCCGCCAAGGGGCAGCAGCTCATGGCGGTGGCGATGGGCGGCGTGGCCCTGGCGGCCGCGGCCGCCGGCACCGCCGTCGCCGGGTATGCGGCGATCCAGGTGATGGCCGCGAAGGCCTACCTCGAAGCGGCGGACAACCTCGGCACCTTGGCCGAGCGCTACGACATGACCACCGAGCAGATGTCGGTCATGCGGCTCGAGGCCGAGCTTGGCAACACCACGATCGAGAAGGTGGCGCAGGGGTACCAGCAGCTGTCGATCAAGATGCTCGCGGCGAACTCCGGCAGCCGGGAGGCGATCGCGCTCTTCAAGGCGCTGGGGGTCGAGTATCAGGACGGCACTGGCAAGCTGCGCGCCGTCGACGACGTGATGAACGATCTGCACGATCGTTTCGCCGGCATGGAGCGCGGCGCCGGCCGTGCCGCCACGGCCGCCAAGGTGTTCGGCAAGGGCCTGGCCGACGACCTGCTTCCCTGGCTCACGCAGTCCAGCACCGAGATCCAGAAGGTGCGCAACGAGGCCGAGAGGCTTGGCCTGAAGATCTCCACCGAAACCTCCCAGCTGGCGAAGCAGTTCAACGACGACATCAAGGTCCTGTCGCTGAGCGCCCAGGGGCTGGGCCAGGCCCTCGCGGTCGGCGTGGTCGAAAACCTCGCGCGCGTCACCGAGCGCATGCGCGCGGCGCGCAACGAAGGCGGGCTGCTGCATACCGTGCTCGAGGGGCTGCGTCAGGCCGGACTGGAACTCGCCGGCGTCGGCAGCGACAAGCAGGAGCTCGACAACGTGAACCTGCAGCTCAAGCGCCGGCAGGAGCGCATGGGCGTCCTGCAGCGCAAGCTCGAAGGCGGGCAGAACGTGAGGGGCGATATCCGCTCCCTGCAGGGCGAGATTGATATGTTCGAGCGCGAGCGCAACCGGCTGGCCGCGAACCTCGCGATCAACAACCCGACCGGCTACAGCGAGGTGCCGAGCGGATCCGGCAGGACCGCGGCGCCGGACTCGATCGTCAAGGACGCCAAGGAGAAGAAGGGCCGCGGCCCGTCTGACACCGGCGAGTCGCTCGTCATCCAGCTGCAGAACCAGCTGGATGCACTCAAGCACGAGGCGACGACCTACGACAAGGTGCAGCGCCAGATCACCGATGGCACCAAGACGTACTCGGAAGAGAACAAGGAAAAGGCGCTGTCCCTGGCCAAAGCAGTCGACGCGCAGAAGGCGCTCAACGACGAGTCGACCCGCGCGCTGCACATCCAGAAGCTGCAGGAAGAGCAGCAGCAGGCCCTCGAGAAGGCCGCCACCGATCACCACAAGGCGCTCGAGCGCGAGGCTCAGGCGATGCGTGAGTCGCTGGATCCCTGGGAGGCCTACCTCAGCACGCTCAAGCGCCTGGTCGAGATGCGGGAGGCCGGCGTGCTGTCGGCCGACGAGTTTGCCGCGGCCGAGGTCCGAGCCCTGGACAAGGTCGAGGATAGCTACAAGAAGCTCGCCGGCGCCGGCACCGAGGCCTTCGACGGGCTCAAGAACGCGATCGAGGGCTGGGGGCGCGACACGAGCCGGACGCTCGCGAAAGCCGCTCTCGACGGCAAAGTCAGTTTCGAGTCGCTCGGCGCCGCGGCCCGCAGCTTCGTGGAGGAGCTCGTCGCGATCCAGATCAAGAAGCGCCTCATGGATCCGTGGCTGAGCGCCGGCACCAAGGCGCTCGACGGGATCCTGGGCGGCGGCAGCCCGGATGTCATTCCTGGAGGCGTCAGCTCGGTCCCCTACCATTCCGGCCGCGGTCCCGGTGAGTTCGGCGTCCCGCGCTATGTGCACCCGGCCTACTACGAGCGCGCGCCTCGCTTCCACAGCGGAATCGGGCCCGGCGAAATGCCGGCGATCATCCGGCAGGACGAAAGCGTGCTCACGCCCGGGCAGATGCGGGCGCTCGGCAGCCGCGCGCCGAGCGTCACGATCCAGGTGATCAACCAGTCGAGCATGCCGGTACAAGCCGAGCAGCGCGCGCCGAAGTTCGACGGTGAGGGGTACGTGATCGGCGTGGTCCTGCGTGACCTGCAGCGCGGCGGGCCGATCCGCGACGCGATGAAACAGGCCTCGGGCCCGGTGAGCTGATGGCATTCCCGGCCGCGCTGGTCCTGCTCTTCGACGGCTTCCAGGAGAACGTGTCGCCGGCGGTGCGCCGCACCGAGATGGAGGATCTCTTCGTCAAGCAGACGAAGACCGCGTCGAAGGTCCTGGTCAAGCGGCCGGTGCAGTACCTGATCACGTCCAAGGCCGACAAGGACGCGTTCATGACCTGGTTCAACGACACCATCAACCGCGGCGCCGACTGGTTCGACTGGACCGATCCCTACGACAGCGTGGAGAAGTCGGCGCGCATCGTGGGCGGCCAGATCAGCCTGCGGCCGAAACGGAAGGGGCTCGATCGGTGGGTGCTCGGGTGCGAGATCGAAACCTATGTCTAAGGCCTACACCAACCACTTCAAGGAACGGACCGGGTCGACCTCGGGCGAGGAGCCGGTCTACCTGCTTGAGATCCTGCACGCGCAGCTCGAGGTGCCGATCCGCGTGGTGCGCGACGTCGAAAACATCATTTCCAACGGCGAAACCTATCTCGCGTTCGCCTTCGAGATCGCGCTGCCAGACGACATCGAAAACCAGATGCCGCGCGCGCCGGTGCGCATGGACAACGTCGGCGGCGAGCTCACGGCCTGGCTCGAGGCCTCGCAGGGCGGGCGCGGCTCGCAGGTTCGAATCATGCAGGTGATGCGCGATACGCCTGACGTCCTGGAGTTCGACGCCACGCTGGATCTCCTCAACGTGCGGCGCGACGGCGCCTTCGTCTACGGCGAGCTCGGCTACGAGGACACGCTCTCCCTGCCTGCGCTGGCGGTCACGCAGCGTCCCGACGTCCAGCCGGGGATCTTCTGATGCAGCACTGGAGCGAGCGCTATGTCGGTCGGCCGTTCGTCGAGGTGGAGTTCGACTGCGGCGAGCTCGCGCGCATGGTCCAGCGCGAGGTGTTCGGCCGCGAGGTCGCGATTCCCAGCGAGCGCTGGTACGCAGGCAAGGAAGGCGCTGCGCGTCTGCGCGCCATGGCGGCGCAGGTGGAAGATGGGCTGAAGTGCCTGGCGCAGCCTGTCGCGGATCCGCGGGAGGGCGATCTGGTGATGATGTATAGCGGCTCCCGGGTGATGCACGCCGGCATCTACTGCGTGATGGTCGCCGAGGCCTGGGTGCTGCACGCCGCCGAGCGCATGGGCCAGGTGGTGGTTACGCGGCTGCGAGATCTCGCCGGCCAAGGTTACCGCGTCGAAGGCTTCTACCGATGGACCTGAGCGACTCCTCCCGGATCCTGGTCCCGGGGCGCGATCCGGTGCTGGCGTACTCGCCGCACCCGCTCGATCCCGCGCGCGATCGCGAGCTTATCTACGCCTTGTTCACCCCCGGCGAGACGATCGCGCAGTACCTCGAGCGCAGCGGCATTGCCAGGAAGATCGGCCGGCGCCCGGTGCTGTGCACGATTGACGGCCACCGCGTGCCGCGCGAGCTCTGGCCGCACGTCCGGCCCAAGCACGGCACCCTCGTCAATCTCACAGTGCTGGTGCGCGGTGGCGGTGGCGGAAAGAAAAATCCGATCGCGACGGTGCTGCAGATCGGCCTGATGTTCGTCGCTCCAGCGCTGGGTGCCCTGGCTGCAGGTGCCCTGGGAATCGCAGGCACCACGATCCTCGGCATATCGGCCGCGACGATTCTCGGCGGCGTGATCAGCTTCGCCGGTGGCCTGGTGATCAATTCGCTCTTCCCGCCGCCCAAGCCGAACATCTCCCAGGCGCAGGGGCGCCTCGCCGGCCCGGCGGAATCGCCGACCTACGCGCTCACGGGTGGCTCGAACCGGATGCGGCCCTTCGAGCCGCTGATGAAGATCTGCGGCAAGCATCGCGTTTTCCCGGATCTCGGCGGACGCCCGTTCACCGAATTCCAGGGGGAGGACCAGTACCTCTACATGGTCTTCGACTTCGGCTACAACGACGTCATCCTTTCCGAATTCAAGATCGGCGCGACGTCGATCTCCAAGTACCAGGGCGTGACCCTGCAGGAGTCCGGCGAGGACGGCAAGATCACGCTGGTCCACGGCAACGTAGACAGCCAGCAGGGTGCCGCGCTCACTGCGGCCGCGGGCTGGATCCAGCGCACCTCGAGCCCCAATGCCACGGCCCTCGCGATCGAGATTGTCGGCCAGCAGTACGGCATCAGCACCACGGACGGCTCGATCGTCGAGATCTCGCGCAACATCGAGGCCGAGTACCGGCTCGTGGGCAGCGCGCCCTGGCTTCCCTTCTGGGCCGGCTCGAGCCAGATCACGATCTCCAACGGCCGGCGCGCGCCGGTGCGCAAGATGTACAAGATCACGGTCACGGAGGGCCAGTACGAGATCCGGGTCCGGCGCACCAGCGCGGACGAAACGCTCGACACTGAAGTCTCGGACCTCAGCTGGTCGCAGCTCCGGACGTACCAGCCAGACACCGCGGACTACACGGGCCGCAAGCGCGTCGGGCTCAAGATCAAGGCCTCCGGGCAGATCAACGGCGTGGTCGATCAGTTCAGCGCCATGGCCTCGGGGCGCTGCGAAACCTGGAACGGGTCCTCCTGGGTGGTCGCGGAGACGTCGAACCCGGCCTGGTGGGTGCTCGACGCCGCGCGCGGCAAGCGTGTCGGCTCGCGCCGGGTATGGGGCGGCATGATCCCGGACGAGCGGATCGGCCTTGAGAACCTGAAACTCTTCGGCGCCTGGTGCACCGCCAAGAGCCTTACGTTCGACGCCGTCTTTGACCAGCAGATCTCGGTGTTCGAGATGCTGAACGCGATCGCGCTGTGCGGCCGCGGCACGGTGTCACGTGGCAGTGGAAGGCTCGAGGTGGTCTGGGACGCGCCCGACCAGCCTGTGGTGGGCGTCTTCTCCATGTCGAACATCAAGCGCGACACCTTCGAGATCGTGTATCAGACCGGGGACCTGGCCGACGAGATCGTGCTCTCGTTCATCAACGTCGACCTCGACTGGCAGCGCGATACGGTGCGCCAGCTCGTCGGCGGCGCGACCGAGCCGGTGCGCAGCCGATCGGTGGAACTCTTCGGCTGCGTGAGAAAGGCGATGGCCGGAAAGGCCGTGAACCTCTACGCCGCGCAGCAGGTCCTGCGCGCGAAAACCTACAAGTGGCAGACCGATTGGGAGGGCATGCCGGCGCAGCGCGGCAACGTGGCCAAGCTCGCGCATGACCTGGCGAGCGCGGACTACTCCGGCCGGCTGATCGAGGGCTCGAGCAGCACCGTGCTCAAGCTCTCGCGCAAGGTGCCGCTCGCGGCCGCCGGCAGCTTCGTCACGATCGTCAGGCCAGACCAGCACTTCGCCACCTACGACGTTGTCGCCGGCTTCGGCGATACCGACGAGCTGACCCTGACCGAAGCGCTCGACTTCGATCCTGGCGCCGATCCGGAGCATCCCGTCTACGACTACAAGTGGCTCTTCGGGCACGCCAGCACGCCCGGCAAGAAGGTGAAGATCGCCGGCTGGAAGCCTGTGTCGCACGATACGGTCGAGATCACCGCGGTCGACGAGCTGCCCGAGTTCTACGCCTCGGAGGACGCGCCTTACCAGTACACCGCGCCCACGCAGGTCTTCGGTTCGGTGGAGATCTCGAACCTCGAGCTCACCGAGGACGGCGTGCGCGCCGGCACGGGGTACCTGGTCAAGTGCACGGCAAGCTGGGACACGGGCGGCGACTACGCCTCGGCCGAGGTCCGAGTGTCGATCAACGGCGGGCCGCTGGAACCGAGAGGGGAAACGCGCGGCCGCAGCTTCACGTTCACCGCGCCCGACTTGGCGGCGGTGGTGGTCGAAGTCACCGCCTGGTCCAGCCTGAAGCGGCTCGGCCAGTTCGAGGTTGTCACTGCCTCTAGGACGCTCAACTTCGCGGCCGCGGCGCGGCCGGATCCGGTGCTGATCTTCACGGTCGACGGCGATCTCCTCAAATGGGTATTCGCAAACGCGGTGGATGTCATCGGCTACCGCATCCGCTTCCACTATGGCGATCGCAGGACCTGGGAGGACGCGGCGCCGCTGCATGATGGTCTGCTGACGGCCTCTCCCTGGCGGCCGGAGTCCCGGCCCTCGGGCCCGCTCACGTTCATGATCAAGCCGGTCGACGCGGCCTACCTGGAATCAACGGACGCGGCAGTGATCGTCACCGACCTGGGCGACGCCGCGATCGCGAACGTGCTCGAGGAGTTCGACCTGCAGGCCGAGGGCTTCCCGGGCACGATCGAGGGCGGCGCCGTCGCCGGTGGCGACCTGGTGGCGGACGAGACGGACGGCCTCTACCGGCCCTCGGACAGCGCGCCGTTCTACGCCACGAGCGACGGCGACACGTTCTACCACGGCACCGATTACACCGAGATGGTCTACACCACCGGCGAAATCGTGCCGTCGGAGCCGCTCTCCGGATCCACGCTGACGATCGTCTCCGCGATCGAGGGTTCGCCCGTCTACATCGAATATCGCCAGTCGGGCCCGGCGCCGATGTTTTCCGACGACGACAGCGACGCGTTCTACTCCGACGACGACGAAGCCCCGTTCTATTCGCCGGCACCAGGCTGGTCTGTGTGGCCGGGCTCGATCGTGGTCACGCATCAGCCCTACGAGTTCCGCTTCATCACCGGCCAGGGCCAGGTCCAGGGTGCGATCACGGAGCTGAAGCTCGTGGTCGATGCACCGGACATCGTGGAGGAGCTCGACGACATCGAGATCGACGCGGCCGGCACGCGTCTGCCGATCACGAAGACCTTCAACGTGATCAAGAACGTGCAGCTCACCCTGCAGGCGGACGGCGGCGATGCGGTCGGCGTCCTTATCCTGGACAAGGACACCGAGTTTGGCCCGCTCACGCGCTGCATTGACGGCGCGAGCAGCTTCGTCGACGGCCTCGTCGACGCCCGAATCAAAGGCTACTAAGGAGAAAGAGAATGGCCACCGCATTTCCCGATGAAGACGATCTCGACGGCGAATCGCCGGGTTTCAACCAGGGCATGTTCAAGCAGGCGCTGCGCGACTTTCGCGCGGCTGCAGTGGGCCTGCTCGGCGCCACGGGCGCGAGGGACGCCGCCTTCGCGGCTTTCGGGATCCTGGATCCCAAGGGGTTCTACAACCTGAAGCCCACGTTCGCCGTGAACGCCGGCGCGCTCACCATGACCCTCAAGGACAAGGCGGGCGACGACTTGAGCGCCGACAACCAGGCGTTCGTATCGCAACGCTCCTCGTCCCTCGACGACGCAGGCTTCAATCTGCGCAAGCTCGCGGCCAACGTGGCGCTGGCGGTGAGCTCTGGCGCGACGCTCGGACACAGCGACGGGGTTGCGGGCCTTCTCTATTGGTACCTGCTCGAGAAGGATGCGAGCACGCCAAAGGTAGCGGTGGCGGGCTCCTACATGGGCCGCACCGGGCTCTTCTCCACCACCGCCATGAGCAACACCGCGGATTCTTCGACGGTGATGTACGCCGACGAGATCCTCTCCAACAAGCCCGGCCGGCTGATCGCCGTAACGCTGGACACGCAGACCACTGCGGGCACATGGGCCGCGCTACCCACCGAGAGCCACCAGGGCGAAGAGAGCAAGACGATCGAGCAGTCGATCCTCGCCCAGCTCGTAAACCAGACGGTGATCGTGCCGGTGCCGCAATCGGTGCGCAGCTGCGCGCTGGATTCGAACGGCTACAGCGCGCTCCTCGCCGCGGGCGCCGCCCTGAACTTCAACGTCGACGCGAGCCCGACCGCCGCCGTGCTGGATTTCGCCGCCGGTACCATCGACTACTCGGCAACCATCAGCGCCGACGCGAGCAATCAGGGATCCTTGGTCGCGAGCAACACGAACTACATCTACGCCGACTACGTCAGCACCACCTCGGTCACCTGGGCAAATTGCCTGATCCCTCCTCAGTACGGATACGCGTTCGACCGCACCCAGGCCGCGCTGCTGAACTTCGAGGGCGCGGATGCCAGCACCACGATGATCGACGATTTCGGGAACACATGGACGGCCGTGGGGAACGCTCAGATCGACACGGCGCAGTTCAAGTTCGGCACCTCGTCTCTGCTCCTCGATGGCACCGGCGACTACCTCACGAACTCGGAGATCGTCTCGCTCGGAGATGGATCCTGGGAGATCTCCTGCTGGGTCCGCTGGAACACGCTGCCCACCGCGGGGAACTCGCAGGCGATCTTCGCGTTCAGCAACTCCAGCGCTTTCGGCGCGCAGGTCGCGATCAACAACAACGCCGGCACGCTGCGCCTACTGACCTACCTGTCCAGCAACGGCTCGTCGCACGATCTCGTGAACGGCGGCGCCGGATCCTCGACATCCTGGTCCACCGGCGTCTGGTACAAGATCCGCATGGTGTTCGACGCGCTGGGGGGCACGTACCGTGTCTACCTGTCGAACAACGGCGCGGCGGAAACCCAGGACTACACGCTCTCGTCGTCGACGCGGATCTGCGGCGGCCTGGCGCCTCGGATCGGCGCCGTGGTGTCCAGCAATCACTTGAACGGCTGGATCGACGGCTTCCGCTTCATCCGTGCCGCCACGGTCACAGGGACGGAAACGCCGGCCGCTGCGGCCTTCACGGTGGCCAGCCAGCCCGTGCACTTCTACGCAATCCCGGCGAAGACGATGTACGAGGTCACCGCGGCGAGCGCGTCGGCCGGCACGAACCCGACCCTGACGGCGCGTAACCGGCTGTTCGTGGGAGAGCAGGACACCAACGGCAGCGCGGTCACGGCGACGCGCAGCTACGCGGTGCGGGGACAGGCGATCGTCACGCAGGAAACCATCGCGACCGGCACCGGCTACTCCCTGACGCACAACTTGGGCGTGAAGCCCGCACGCGTCCGCCCGTGGCTCGAATGCAAGTCGCCGGACAACTCGTTCCGGCCCGGTGATCGCATCTATGACTCCATCAATACAAATGGCGTGACGAACGGCGTCTACACGACTAGCGACCGAAACATCCTGCGCGCCCTGGTCGGCACCACCGGTATCGGCGGCGTGCCAGACAGGACAACACCCGTCAACGCCGTCACCCTCACGGCGGCGAAGTGGCGGTACGGCTGCAGCCTGGAAAGGGGATGGTGATGCGCTCCTTCTGGATCCGGCCGGACGGCAGCTACTACGAAGGTAATCGCGAGCATCCCCTCGATATCGAGGTCCCGCAGCGGCCGTCGCTACTGCACGAGTGGAACGGCGAGGCGTGGGTGCAGAACGCCGCCGGCGCGCGCGCCGAGGCCTGGGAGAAGATCAAGGCCGAGCGCGAGCGCCGCACGCTGCAGGGCGGGTACCAGGCCGCCGGCAAGTGGTTCCACTCCGACGCCATTTCGCGCGTGCAGCAGATCGGCCTGGTGCTCCTGGGGAACAACATCCCGGCGAACACGCACTGGAAGACGATGGACGGCACCTTCATCCTCATGACGCCGCAGCTCGCGCAGCAGATCTTCGGCGCGGCCGCGGCGAGCGACATCGCGATCTTTGCCGCGGCCGAGGCGCACAAGGCGGCGATGGAAGAGGCCGAGGATCCGGCGTCCTACGACTTCAGCGGCGGCTGGCCGGCGGTGTTCGGCGAGTGATGTACGAAGATCTCCGCCGGCTGGTCCTCGACGGCGATCTGATCGCCGTCCGCTCCAAGCACAGCGGCTGGCCCGGGCTGATCCGATGGGCCACGAGATCGCAGTACACGCACTGCGCGATTGCGCTCTGGCTCGATGAGGGCCTGTGGGTGGCGGAGATGGACGGCGCGAAGAACGTACTCATTCCGCTCAGCCAGTACCAGCTGACGCCGTTCGACGTCTTCAGCTGCCCGGTGGACCGCAAGCAGGTGCGCGACGACATCCTGGTGACGCTGCGCGGAAAGATCAGCTACGACTGGCTGGACATCTGGCGCCTGGCGATCAACATCCTCTTCGGCGTTCCGCTGCCGACCGTAGACGATTCGAAGCTCGTCTGCAGCTCCTGGGCGGCCTACATCTGGCTGAGGTGCGGGTGGAAGCCGGCCGGGCGGCTGCCGTCGATCGCCACGCCGGCCGAGGTGGTGGCCGCGCTCGGCGGCGAGCCGATCTGCAGCAACGAGCCCTAGCGGAAGGTCACGCAGCGCGGCGCTTCGCCGCAATCGCGCGCGCTTCCTGGTTCGTCAGAGCCCACACCACGCACTTGCATTTCTCGTCGCATGGCGGCATCTGGCTGCGCCAGCTGCGGTGCTCGTGTCCCATGAGGAGGCCGTTACGGCTGCAGCGCGCCTTCGGAGTCGCGACGAGCAGCCACCAGGGCCGCTGCGGCAGCAGCGCGCGCAGGCGATCGACGATCACCTTCTGCCCGGGAGTCCATTGCTCGGGGCGCATCGGTGCTGCTCAGGAGCAGTCGAAATTCCCTGACGCCCACCGCTTCCATTGCCCGCGCATCTTTCCGGGCGGGCCGAAGGTGGGCTTGTCGTAAATGTGCTGGACGGCCAGCGTGATCACCGACCGCGCATCGTCTTTCTTCTGCAGCTCGACTTTGCCAGCGACAAAGTCGGTGCGGCCGCTCATCGGGAACCCTTGAGCGAGGTAGACGGTGAGGCGACCTTCGCCGAGGTCGGTGTAGAGATCGCCCTCGGCGACAAATCCAGGGCAGGTCTGGAACGCCTGGCGCAGATTGCGGAAGCCGGCTTGGTACCCGATCGGCAGCTCCGCGGTTTCCCAGGCGAAGTCTTCCTTCGGGATCTGGCCGGCCGGAGTGGCGCAGGCGGTGAGTAGCAGCAGGAGGACGCTGCCGATCGCGCGGCTCATTTGAATAGCGAGATCAGCGCGAGCTGCTTTTCTGGCGTCATGCGATTGAAGATCGCGAGCATCGAGCGGGCGGATTCCGTGAGCGCAGTGTAATCCGCTCCAGGCTGCTGCGCTTCTCGGCCTCGTCGCGGCGGGTGGCGGCTCGCCTCGAGGCGGGTTAGGCACTCCGAATTGAAGCTGCGCCCGTTTAGATTGGACTCTCGCTGCAGGTATTCTCGGAGCTCCGTGGGCAATCGCAGCAGAAACTTCGCGGCCTCACGTCCTACTCTGGAAGACTTTCTGGTTTCAGCTGGCACCTGAACCCCCTGTAATCCCCCGAGATCACGTTTCAATGGTCCCTAAGTCCTGTTTTTATTGTGATATCACAGTCTATTGCAGCGTGATTTGACAGGCGAGATATCACGGTAATATCATGCGGCCTTCTGATATCACCGAAGGCCGCCAGTGGAACGCGTCGCAACTCGCAAAGACCCAAAGGTTCTCCTGCGGCTGCCGGAGCAGCTCCTCAAGCGCCTGAGCGCCGCCGCGACAAAAAGCGGTCGCAGCCGAAATAGCGAAACAATCCTCCGCCTCGTAAAGAGCCTCGACGCTGAGCCGGTCCTCACACCGGCCACCAAGGCTGCGTCGCAATGAGCCAGAGCATGCGCCGTCCCTCTGCTCACGCAAAGTTAGCCGATCGCTTTTCCTCACACATGCAGGCATCGGCCGATGCGCGCGCGGCCGCGCGGGCTATCTGCGACGCATTCGAGGGGGGGATCCCCAAGGTCGCTGAACTGATCGGGACGTCGGCAGGGGTCCTCTACAACAAGCTGGCCGAGGGCGACGGCACCCCGCACCACAAGCTGACCGTGCAGGACATGCAGCTGATCTTCCTTGCGACCGGCCGCATCGAACACCTGCAAGCCCAGGCGCGCGGCATGAACTGCGTGGCCTTCCCGGTTCCCGATTTCAGCAAATGCTCCGACGAAGCGCTGCTCGAGCTCTTGGCGAAGGTGCACGAGGAGGGCGGCAGCTACCACCACCTCCTGCGCCATTGCCTGCAGGACGGCCGGATCGACCGCGGAGAGCTCGGCGAACTGAACAAGCAGGTATTCGAATGGGTCGGCGCGATCGTCGAGGCGCATGCGCGCGTTAAGGGGTTGGCGCGTGGCTGACGCCAAGACGATCGCGCAGCGGCTGCCGCTGCAGGTTACCGAGCAGCTGCCCGCCGGCAAGGTGCCCGGCGGCTTTGCCCGGGACTTCTGCCAGATCTTCCGGCCCGAAATCGAATCGCGCTTCCTTACCACGCCGGCAGCCACGCCGGCGAAGGCCTCCGAGTGAAGCCGCTGCCGCATCAGCTGCTGTGGGAAGTGCGGCAGGTCTGCAAGGACCACCCGACGCTCTACTACATCGACGTCCAGGACGAGAAGCGCGATCGCAAGACGGGCAACAAGACGCTTGTTCCGGCCTACGTGCTCTACAGGCGCGACGGCCACAGCCGACGCGGCATGCGGATCTGCAAGACGCGCAGCGAGAAGACGCTGCTGGCGAAGGTGCGCACGGCGGCGGGGCTGGACGCACAAGGAAACAAACCGGCAGGCGGCAATGAAGCGCGCCGGTGAATGGCTGATCGGGGGCGCGATCGCGCTCGCCGTCATGGGGCTGCAGGGGTATCTCGCAATCCGCGACGAACTTGTCTCGCAGCCGGTGGAAGCAACGGGGGAAAAGAAGCATGGACAACGTGTTCAGGAAATACTGGACGGATGCGGAAGAGGCAAGGCTCTTCCGAACCATCCGCTCCCGGTCGAGTCCTGCCGCGCGCCGCGATGCCGCGTGGCTATTGTTGCTCGTCAAGACGGGCTTCCGGATCGGGGAGTTCTCGCGCTTCACGCGCGCTGACGCGATCGCCGCGCTCAAGCAGCGCTGGCTGTTCGTGCCTGGGGAGATCCGCAAGCAGCCGGCCAAGGGCCAGGCGCTCGATCACCAGGTGCCGGTGACGCAGCCGGTGGAAGCGGCGCTCAAGGACCTGCTGCGCATCGGCGAGCTCGCCGGCTACAAGGATCCGGAGGGCCCGCTGGTGGTATCCCGCGAAGGCAACGCGCTCGCGATCCGCAGCTACCAGGCGCGCATCAAGTACTGGTGCAGGGAGGCTGGCGTGCGGGACGGATCGCCGCACTACGCCAGGCACACCCGGGCGATGCGCATCTACCGGAATTCGAAGTCGGCCGATCCGCTCGGCGTGGTCCAGGCCGCACTCGGACAGAAGGATCGCAAGTCGACGGCGGTATATGCCGGCGTGACCAAGGAAGACCTCGAGCGCGAGCTCACCGAGCTCGACGGCGGCGGGCGGGTGCGGAAGAAAGATCTGCGGAAGGCCTTCGACGAGCGGGGGCAGGCGTGAACGGCGAAGAATTCGTCGACGTCTGGCAGCAGCCGCTGCGCACCTACACGGAAGAGCTCGAGCGCCTGAAATTCTGGAACCGCTCGGAGTTCTCCGGCCGAAACAGTTTCTTCCACGCCGAGGCGGCCCTCGAGCTTCACGTTGTTCGCCTGCGGGTGGACATCGCCAGGTATTGCGCCCCGTGGTTCGACAACTCGGCGTTTGACGTTTTCGGCAGCGCCAAGATCGGGATTGAGAAGGATGTCGATCGCGTAGGCATGCAGCCGAATCTGTGCGAGCGGATGGCATGAATCCGCACACCAGGAACCTCCTCAAGATGTTCGGCGACGTCAGCTACAGCCGCCACACCTGGGACGTCTTCCGGGACTTCCTCGAGCTCGCGGCGATCAGCTTCGCCGTGGTCGACCTGGCGCAGCGCGAGAAGCGCGAGGCCCGGTACCTGCAGGTGATCAAGGGCTACGAGCCGGACGAGGCCGCGAAGTTCCCGCGGATCCTGGGCGAGCTGGTCCTGGCGATGGAGCTCGAGCCGGCCGACGTCCTCGGCCAGGTCTACATGGAGCTCGGCCTCGGCAGCAAGTGGCACGGCCAATTCTTCACGCCCGACTGCATCTGCGACCTCATGGCGGCGATGGTGTTCGACAAGAAGCAGACGCGCGCGGCGATCGCCGATCGCGGCTTCATCACGCTGCAGGAGCCGGCAGTCGGCGGCGGGGCGATGGTGATTGGATTCTGCAAAGCGATGAAGGCCGCAGGCTTCAACTATCAGCGCCAGCTGCATGTCACCGCCGTCGACGTCGACGAGAAGGCCGTGCACATGGCCTACCTGCAGCTGAGCCTGCTCCACGTGCCGGCGGTGATCGTGGTCGGAAACACGCTCACGCTCGAGCAGCGCGCGGTTTGGTACACGCCGGCGCATATCTTCGGAGGCTGGAACTTCAAGCTGCGGACGCGGCCGCTGCAGATGGCGGCGCCGGCGACGCGCGAGAAGGTCGCCGCATGATCTTCGTCGAGGCCAGCAACAGCACCGCCGAGCCGCACTTCACGCTGCAGTTCGACAACGAGGATCACCCGGGCGAGGCCTTCCCGCGCTCTGAGCTGCTCGATGCGAACCAGCGCGATCCGTCGATCTGCAACTGGCTCAAGACCGCCGCGCCGGGCGCAAGCGAGCGATTCGGCGGCCGGGACTTCGGCTGCACGATCCGGAGGGTTTCGTGAAAGCCGCCGCGGTGGAAGTCACCTTTGTCCTGCCGCTCGCGCTGCGCGGTGCCGGCGGCCGCACGGTGCTCGGCTTCGCCGCTGGCCGAAAGTACCTTCACGCCGTCGCTATGGGCGAACCGATTTCGATCGTGAAGATCCCGATCGCGAACGGGCCCGCTCTGCGGCCGGTCTTCTTGAAGAGCAAGCCGTATCCGATCCGCCGCGCTGCGCGCCGGTACCTGAAATCCGAGATCTCGAAAACCGATCGCGCGGCAAAGGTGCTGCGGGCGCTCGCCCGCGGCCAGACGGAGTTCCGTCCATGAGGGATCGACTGATGCGAGTGAATCCGTTCGAGCGTTTCATCCCTGTCAATGCGGGGAGCGAGGCCGAGAGATTGCGCGGAAACCGTGACCAGCGGGAACCGAGGCCTCGCTCCCCGCTCCAGCTCGAGGGATTGCTGCAGGCGGCGATCGCCGTCTTCACGCTCACGGGCCTTTACCTCTACAGCGACGACGATCCCTCGATGCGATTCCTGGGCGCGTGCGTATCGCTCGCTGCGCAGCCGTTCTGGCTGATCGACGCCTGGCGTTCCCGCAAGGGCGGTGTGCTGCTGGTGGCTCTGGCCTTCACGGTGCTTTGGATTCGCGCGATCTACATAGGGTGGTGACCATGACGACCGACAAGAAAACCGATATCGCCGAGCCGACGCCGGCATGGATCGAGGACCAGTGCCAGCAATTCGAGGCCACGCTGACCGGCTTCACGCACGCGATGCGCCAGCGATTCCGCGAGAAGGCCGCACAGGGCCGCGGCCGCTGGCTGCGGCCTGAGTACATGCCGAACCTGTACCAGGCAATGCTCGCGCACGCGGCCGCCATGCCGCTCGCCGCCGGCGCCGAGGCCGACTGCGGCAACTTCCTCGCCTTCCTCTGGCGGCACAACACCGCGCACCCCGAGCTCGCGGTGCGTCCGGATCCGGGCCCGCGGATGCTCTCCGGGTACGGGCTGCCGGCGGATCTCGAGCTCGTGAGGCTGGTGCTTGAGTTCATCAGGCGGGAGAGCCTGCCCGAATTCTCGAAGGACGGCGGCTGGCTCGCCAGCCTGACGCCCGAGAAGGTGATCGACGACATCAACCGGAGGGCTGCTGAATGACACATCAGATCGCGTACTGCGCCAAGCGCACCAACAATGACGACGCACGAGTCACGGTGCGGGTTACGGATGAAGGCGGCCAGCTCGTGAGCGAGGAGGAACTCGCCCCGCGCCTGGATCTGCGCAATCACTCGCCGACAGGCTTCGAGTGGGGCTACGGGGGCAGCGGTCCGGCGCAGCTGGCGCTCGCGATCTGCGCCCACGCCACCGGAGACGACGAGCGGGCGCTGTCCGTCTACCAGCGGTTCAAGGACCGCTTCGTCGCGAGCAGGCACTCGGATGACTGGTCAATCTCGCGCGACGTCGCCCTGGCAGAGATCAAGGAAATCGAGCGGGTCATGGCCGAGGCGGCATGACCAAGCACATCGACCTCGGCACCAGCGCCGAGTGGGGCAGGAAGCCGGTGCAGATGGACGTCGAACGGCTGCTCACCACGCGGCTCCTGGTCCAGGCGAACAGCGGCGGCGGGAAATCCTACGCGCTGCGCCGGCTGCTCGAGCAGCTCTTCGGCCTGGTCCCGCTGGTGGTGATCGACCTGGACGGCGAATTCTTCACCCTGCGCGAGAAGTTCCCCTTCGTGCTGGCCAGCGCCGGCGCCGGCGGCGACTGCAAGGTCGACGTGCGCAGCGCGCCTCTCCTGGCGAGGCGGATCCTCGAGCATGGGTTCTCGGTGATCATCGACCTGTCGGAAATGAAGAAACACGATCGCGCGAAGTTCGTGCGCTCGTTCCTCGAGGCGCTGATGGAGGCGCCGCGATCGCTGTGGCGGCCGCTGTTCGTCTGCATCGACGAGGCGCACCAGTTCTGCCCGGAGAAGGACCAGGCCGAGAGCGCGGCCGCGGTGATCGACCTGATGACACGCGGCAGGAAGCGCGGATTCTGCGGGGCGCTCGCAACGCAGCGGATCTCGAAGCTCTCCAAGGACGCCGCGGCCGAGTGCAACAACAAGCTGATCGGCCGATCGGCGCTCGACGTCGACATGAAGCGCGCGGCCGACGAGCTCGGCTTCAATACCCGAGAGCAGCAGCATTCGCTGCGGTCCCTCGACGAGGGCGGCTTCTATGCGTTCGGGCCAGCGATCTCCAAGCAGGTGACGCTGATCAAGATGGGTGCGGTCCAGACCACGCACCTCGAGCCCGGGCACGGCGGCAAGGTGAGCCAGTCGCCGCCGCCGGCGAAGCTCAAGGCGATCCTGGACAAGCTCTCCGACCTGCCGGCCCAGGCTGAGGCGGAAGAAGGCGAGCTCGCCCGGCTGCGTCGGGAGAACGCAGATCTGCGTCGAACCAACGCAGATCTGGGCGCAAAACACCCAGATGGCGGGCACTCCGAGGCGGTCCTGGACCAAGAGCGACGCGTCGGTTACCGCGAGGGCTACCAGGCCTGCTCCGACGCCGTCAAGCCGCACCTGGACAGGCTGCTCGCCGGGATCGACACCGCGATCGAGACGGCAGTGGCGGGGCCCGTAGCTGCGTTCCGGAGCTCCTGGCTGAATGCAGTCAAGCCCGGCACCGTGTCCGTCCCTGTCCGTTTTTTACGTACAAGGACGGACAGCGGCGGCCCGGCCGCGCCAAGGCCGCCAGCGCCGCGCGTGGCCGCCCGGCCGGCGTCCGGTGACCCCCGCGTTTCGGGCTCCATGCAGCGCATCCTGGACGCCCTGGCCTGGCTGGCCACGATCCGGCCGACCGACCCGGCCGACAAGACCCAGGTGGCCCTCCTGGCCGACCAGAGCCCGTCCAGTTCGGGGTACCAGAACAACCTCGGGGCGCTGCGCTCCCTGAGCCTGATCGACTATCCGCGCCCCGGGATGGTCCACCTGACCGAAGCCGGCCACGCTGCCGCCCAGGCCCCCGAGCGGCCCCCGAGCACCGAGGACCTGCACCGAGCCCTCGAGACGAAGCTGCCCCGTCCGTTGTGGCTGATCTTGAGGGCGCTGATCCAGATCTACCCGGACAGCATCAGCAAGGAGGACCTAGCGGATGCGGGCGACGTCTCGCCCACGAGCTCGGGCTATCAGAACAACCTCGGCCGGCTGCGCTCGCTCGGCTTCATCGACTACCCAAAACCCGGCCACGTGATCGCGCGGCCGGAACTCTTCCTGGAGAAAACGCAATGAGCCATGCAGACAAAACTATCGTCCACCTCACGGACAACGGGCCGACGCGCATGACTCCGCTCGGCAAAGCGGTGAAGTGCGCGTTCATTTCGCAGGTGGTACGAAAGCTGAAGGAATCCGGCAAGGTGAAGGTCGAAGGCAACCGCAACGGGATCGTCTATCTGCCCGGGCAGGACATCACGAAGCTGCAGGCCGACAGCGCACCCGTGGCCAGAAAGGCGAAGAAGGCGAAGGGCGGCAAGGCGAAGCGGTCGCCGGCCAAACGGCTCAAGGCTGACACGGTTGAAGATTTCATCGCCGCATTCACCGCGGACGCGCGCCTGGTCCTGATCGACGGTGAGCAGCGGACAGTGTTCACGCCTGCGAAGACCGAGAAGATCGCCACCCTGCTGTTCGCGCATTTCAACGAGTGACTGGCAAGCCGATAACCCCTTCGCAGATGCGCGCGATCGCGCGCGTCTTCACCGGAACGCCGAAGAACACGGCGCGTCTGGCGGCGCTCTACGCAGTCAAGCCGGAGACGATCGTGAAGGCGGCTCGCCGAGCCGGCAATCGAAAGGCCGCGCTGCGCTTTGTCCGCTGGAAGCCGGCGGAGATTGAGATCCTCCGCGCGCGGTACCCGAACGAGCGGACTGAGCAGCTGGCAAAGGATCTTGGGCGCGACGTCGAGTGCGTGATTGGCCAGGCCAGCCGCCTCGGGGTCAAGAAAACAAAGCAGTTCCTTTCCGCAAAGATGAAGGGCGGCAACGCCGGCGGCTTCAGGAAGGGGCAGATCCCGCAGAACAAGGGCAAGAAGATGCCGCCAGGGTGGGCGCCCGGTCGCATGCGCGAGACGCAGTTCAAGAAGGGCGAGCGCAGCGGCAAGGCAGCGGAACACTACGCGCCGGTCGGCACCGAGCGGGATATCGAGGGCGTGCTCTACGTCAAGGTGGCCGACGTTCCGAACGTCGCCTACACCGTGAACTGGATAGCCGTTCACGACCTCGTCTGGATGCGTGCGAACGGACCGATCCCGAAGAAACATTTCGTGGAGTTCATCGACCGCAACAAGCGCAATTTCGACCTGGCCAACCTGCGTCTGTGCTCATTCGCCGAGAACCTCAGCCGCAACCGGCTGCACCAGTGGCCGAAGGATCTGCAGGTGGCGATCGTGCTGAAGAACAAGATCCTGCGGAATGTCAAAGAGCGGAGGGCATTGGGATGAAAAACAAAATCGAGGACCTGCGCAACCACCTGTTCGCGACGCTCGAGGCGCTGCAGGACAAGGACGATCCGATGCCGATCGACCGGGCAAAGGCGATCGCGGAGGTCGGGAGCGTGCTCGTGGAGTCGGCGAAGGTCGAGGTCGCGTTCATCAAGGCCACCGGCGGCACGATCCCTGGCACTGGGTTCATTCCGGAGAAGGACGTCACGCCGCCGGCGCTGCCGGCCGGAGCGCCTGGCGTTCCGCGGCTGGTCAGTCCGATGTCGAGGAAACCCTGATGTTCGAAATCGTGGAGGATAAAGTGGAAGATAAAAAGCCGGAATCGTTGTGGGCGATCGTTGAGATCTTCGGGCACCAGCGCATCGCCGGGAAATTGTCAGAGCATTCCTTAGGCGGCTGCCAGTTCGTGCGTGTCGACGTGCCGCCAATTCCCCAGGGCGACGGCAAGCCGGAAATTCCAGCGGTGACGAAGCTCTACGGCAACGGCGCGATCTACGCGATCAGCTTCGTCGACGAGGCGACGGCGCTGCTCACGGCGGCGAGCCTCAAGGTTCAGCCGGTGGCCGTTTGGGATCTGCGCGAAGGCCTGCATGCGCTCGGCGCTGATCGCGTTAAGCAGCTCGGCCTCGCGATGCCAGCGGCGGCAGAGTGAACCGCAACGCCAACATCGTCGCTGTCGTTGGCACGGTCGCCATGACAGCGGCGCTCGCCTTGATCGACGCGGCGGGCTACTGGTTCGTCGTCGAATGGATCGGCGGATTCTTCGTCGCCGCGGCGCTGCTGTCTCCCTTTGACTTCCTGCGGAGTCCGCATGGCTGAGTACAGTCCGATCGAATGGACCGACGCCAGCTGGCCGATCGTGGCCGGCTGCGAGTTCGCGAGCCCCGAGTGCACCAACTGCTACGCGCTGCTGGACTCCTGGCGCATGGCGCATAACCCGAACCCGAAGATTCACCGGGCGTTTTTCGGCACGGTCGACAAGACCGAGAAGGGGCACCTGGTCTGGAGCGGGATCGTGCGCACGCTCCCGCTGCGGCTGAGCTGGCCCCTCAAGTGGAAGCGCGCACGCCGGATCTTCGTCTGCAACCTGGCCGACCTGTTCCACCCGAAGGTGCCGTTCGAGTTCATCGCCGCGGCCTGGTGCGTGATGATGATCGGCCGGCAGCACACCTTCCAGGTCCTGACGAAGCACCCGGAGAGGATGCAGGCCTTCCTGACCTGGCTGGACGACAAGACAGCAGAGGTCTGGAACAAGGGGCAGGATCAGCGCAGCTTCGGCGAGATCCGGGTGGAGCTCCTCCTCGAGTACGCGCGCTACGCCATGCCGGCCGAGCCGCGGCTGCTAGGCAAGTTTCCCGCACCGGAGTGGCCGCTACCGAACGTGCACCTGGGCGTGACCGCGGGCGACCAGAAGCGTGCGGACGAGCGGATCCCGATCCTGATGGTCACGCTGGCCGCCAAGCGCTTCCTGAGCTACGAGCCGGCGATCGGTGCCGTGGACCTGCGCAACCTGCGCGGAGGCCAATACGACGCGCTGACGGGCTCCAGGAAGGCCTCGGACGGGGAGATCTTCGCCGGTGCGCACGGCCTGGATTGGGTGATCGCCGGCGGCGAGAGCGGAGCTCGAGCCCGGGCCCCGGATCCGGACTGGTTCCGCAAGGTGCGCGACGACTGCGCGGAGGCCGGCGTGCCGTTCCACTTCAAGCAGTGGGGCGTTTGGTACCCGTGCGAGACGGACGTTCTCCCCGAGCCGCCCGGAAAGGTGATCGAGGTCGACGACGACGATATCGCGGGGAAGATGAACCCGAACCGCGGCTACCAGGTGATCGCGCTGCACGGCAAAGAGTTCTTCCGCGCCGGCAAGAAGCTCGCCGGCAGGCGCCTGGACGGCCGCACGCATGACGGGAGGCTCGCATGAAGGACGAGGCACCGCGGCTGGCGCTGCCGCCGGCGAAGCAGGGTGAACACGGCAAGGCGTGGCGCTTGGACATTGCGGCCCTGAGAAGGAAGCACGGAAAGGTGGGCGGCGAGCTCGGTGGTTGGATTGTCGAGGCGCCTTGGGCCCATCCAATGTGGCACAGCTACGTGATCGCGGTGATTCATCTGCGCCCGATCGCAGGTTTCCCGCCCGCTGTTATCCGTCTTCAAGGCGCGACTCACGAGGTAATCCTCTTCGCGCTGGACCCGAGCCATACACCGACGTTGGACAACTTCCCGAAATTTCTCTCGCCGTCGAACTTCGTGGGGCAATGGATCGCTGAGTCTGACGAAGCAGCAGTTGCCAAGATGGACGCCTGCGTCGACGAGATCATCGCCGGGCGCCTCTCGCCGGACACGGATTTCAGGCACGAGTGGATCGCACGGTTCAGCGCCTCGAACATGAAGGGGCCGGACATTCCGCCTGGCCTCGTGATCGCCGTGCCCGGCGGCGCGGTCGTGATCGGCACAGGCAAGCAGAACGCTGACGCCATCGTCGCCGCGGCCGCAGGCCCGGTGCCGCCGAAGAAGGAGCAGCACTAGCCATGAGCCTGCTGCGTCGAGCCGGAGAGGTCTCTAGATGGTGCGAGCAAGCCGAGCTTGCATTTGGCGACGCGTCGACGCCCGTATGTCAGCTGTGCTTCCGATGGGTAGACGACATTTACAAGGGGCGCGTTTCAGGCGACTTGGTCTGTGGCATGGATGCAAATGACGAGCTGCTCCTGTGCTTGGGTGAGACATGGCGGCCTCTGCCGATCCCCTGGCGCGTTGGCGAGCCCGTGGTGAAGGAAGGCCCGGAGCTCGAGGCCTACGGCCTCGTGCGGCTCGGCGCTGGCGTCTGGCTGTTGAACCCTTCCCTGAACCTCGAGGGCGAGCTGCACGGCTTCGTGACGCTCTACGACGTCCCCGAGCCTGCGCCCTTCGGCGAGGCGCCTGAGCGCCGGCGGATCCTGCTGCCGAGCGAGGTGAACTGATGCAGCTGCCGTTCAAGACACTGGACCAGGTGCGCGAGGATCTCGAGCGCGAGTACCTCACCGCGGTCCTGAAGGCGGCAAGGGGAGACGTGACGCTCACCGCGCGGATCGTTGGCCGCAACCGAACGAAGATCTACACCGTGCTAAAGCAGTCAGGCCTCGTGGCACGGGACTTCCGGCCAAGTCGCTCGCCGAGCCACCCCGAGCCAATCAGCGCGAAGCAGCCACTGAAGGAATGGTTCGGCATTCCAGTAGGGCCGGCGTGACCGCAAAGATCATCCATTTCCCGGGCATGGAGCGCCTGCGCCGCGCCGAGTTCGTAACGTCGGAGCAACTGCGCGGCCGGATGGGGCGCTTCGCAATCACCGACGCAGTGATGATGCATTTCCCCGACCAGGTGATGGAGATCATGGGGCACTGCATCATCTTCGCTGCCAAGCGCTGCGACGCGCACGGCGTGACGATTTACGTGGCGATGTCGATGGGGTTCGACCAGGTCGAGCCGGGCGCGTACCCATCCTACGAGTGGCAGATCGCCGGCGGCAAGTGGCGGCCGCTGCGCCTGTCGATGCCGGAGCCGCACGGCCATGGCGATTGAGACGCACAAGTGCCCGATCAAAAGCTGCAGCGCGGCCTGCCCGCGCCACCATGCGATGTGTGTGTCGCACTGGCGGATGGTGCCGAAGCACCTGCAGGCGCTGGTGTACGCCGCCTATCGGCGGCTCACCTCGAGGCGAGTGACGCAGGCCGCGGTGAACGATCACCGCAAGGCGGTGGACGACGCGATCGCCGCGGTGCACGAGAAGCTCGAGAAGAAGGACGCGAGGAGGCAAAAGGATCAACGGAATCTCTTGGACGAGTAGTGGGCTGTCCCCTATAGCCGGATAGAGGGGGAGCGGTGTTATCCCGGCAGCCAGCGATCGGTTTCGAATTCGGGGTTCGTTTTCCCTTCCCCCGGTTTCCCCCGCCGAGGCGCTGGCACCAACGCGAACAGGTCACATGGACATCGAAGAACTAAAAAGAAGAATAGATCTCCCGCAGCTCGCGGAATGGCTCGGACTGAAAAAGGCGAAAGGCCCGGCAGGCAGCACGCTGTGGCACGCGCCCGGCCGGCCGGACAAGAACCCATCGCTGTCGATCTACAAGAACAGCAAGCACGAATGGGCGTTCAAGGACCACGCCGGCGGCAAGGGCGAGAGCGGCAGCTGCGTCGACTTCGTGATGTACGTGGAGGGCTGCGACTTCAAGGCGGCGCTGCGGCGGCTGCATGCGTACCTCGGGGTGCCAATGGACGCGCCGAAGCAGGAACACCGCGAGAAGAGCCGCGCCGAGTACATCGCGGAGCGGTGCCTGGACAAGCCCGAGGAGGCGCTCAGCTACCTCGTCGACGAGCGCAAGATCCCCGAGGCGATCGTGCGGCGTGGCATCGCCAAGGGAACGATCGGCTGGAACACCTGGACCAGCTCCAAGGTGAAGTCCGGCGAGTTCGGCTACGGCGGGCCCGCGGCCGCCTTCATCGTGCGCGGCCGCAATCCTGGCCACCCGGTGGCGGTGGATCTGCGCTACCTGGATCCGGCCCTCAACGGCGGCACGAAGACGATGTCGCACGGCGAGAAGACGGGATACCCGTGGTGTTCCGATTGGGAGCGCTTCGACAAGGCGAACACGATCTACGTGGTCGAGGGCGCGATCGACGCGCTGAGCGTCGAGGCGGCCGAGCTGGCGTACACCGCGGCGATCGCTGTGCGGGGCACGGCCACCGTCGAGCACATGAACTGGCGGCTGCTCATGGGCAAGCAGGTGATACTGTGCTTTTCGAACGATCCGCCTTTCCCTCCTGGCCACCAGCTGGCCGGGATCTGCCCGGGCGCGCGCGCGGCCTGGCGCGCGCACGAGCTGCTCACCGAGCTCGATATCTCGGCTCTCCTCGTCGACCAGCTGGACTGGCCCTGGAAGGACCTGAACGAAATGGTCCAGAAGGAGCGCGATCCCATGAAGCAGCGCGGCGCGCTGCAGAAGCTCGAGCCCTGGCTGATCCCCGGCCGGCCGCCGAGCGGCGAGCGCAAGGACCCTGACGACGCTCCCAAGCGCAAGATCCGCGTCTACCTGCCCTGGCAGGACGATAGCCGCTACTGGAGCTACCGCGTGCGGCCGGACTTCACCAGCAAGGTGAAGGAGGTCGAGGTCAACGACGGCGACTCAGGCGAGAAGACCACCAAGCTCGAGTACTCGGACCTGGCCGGGTTCCGCATCGCATCCCTCTCGAGGGTGACGATCGCCAGCCCGACGTCGACCATGACCGGAGATCCGGACGCGCAGCCCAACGTCATGTTCTCGGTGTCGGTGCAGGCGCCGCGGCACGGCGCGAAGCTGCTCCGGCGCGTGATCGAGGACGAGAAGCTGCACAACATCGACAACTGGAAGAAGTTCGGCCCGGTCTTCGGCCCGATCCCGTTCCTGCGCATGGTGAACATCCTCGAGCGCACGGCGCACCTGGGCGCGCGCAACGCGATCAACTTCGTCGGCGTGGCATGGCGCGACGGCCGCCTGGTGGTGAACGAAGGCCCCAACTGCTACTTCATCGACCCTCGCCAGCAGTGCCCGTATTGGCGCTTGACGTTCCCTTCCGGCCGGATCCACGAGGCCGAGCGCGTGATCAGGGCGTTCCAGGACACGATGAAGGAGAACGCCGGCACCCTGGTCCTGGTATGGGCCCTGGGCGCGCACCTGAAGGCGCTGCTCGGCTTTTGGCCGCACATGGAGATGCAGGCACCCAAGGGCTCGGGCAAGTCAACCTTCGTCAAGCGCCTCGAGCGCGCGATCGCGATGATCATGCTCTCGGGCGAATCCATCCAGACGCCGTTCCGGATCCTCACCTCGCTCGCGCACACCTCGCACCCGGTGGGATGGGAGGAGATCTCCGCCCGCAAGCAGGAAATCATCGACTACGCGGTGCGCATGCTGCAGGAGGCCTACCAGTACACGATGACCCAGCGGGGCGCTGACATGAAAGAGTTCCTCGTCAGCGCGCCTGTACTGCTCGCCGGCGAGGACGTCCCGGTGCAGAGCCTCGTCGGCAAGCTGGTGCGATCGCAATTCGTCGACGTGCACGGCAAATCGAAGATGGGCGCGCCAATCCCCGAGGACCTGCCGCGCTTCCCCATTCGCCAATGGCTGGAATTCATCACCACGCTGTCCCGTCGGCAGGTGCTCGAGCGATACCAGGCTTGCAAGGACCAGCAGCTGAAGATCTCGATGGCGCTGGCCACCGACGCCGGCGCCTCGCGCATGGCGGGCAACTACGCCGCGCTGCGCATCGCCTGGGAGCTGCTCTGCGAGTTCGCCGGCATCGACGTCGGCACCGGCGGCTTCCTCAAGGACCTGCAGGCGGAAATGAACTCGCACATTGGCGAGACGAAAGCCACGCGCGAGCCCTGGGTGTGGATCACGGAGATCCTGCTGAGTGAAATCGCGATGCGCAACTTCCGCATGCCGTACACCTGGGACACGATCGACGGCGAGCAATGCTTGCTCGTGCGGCCGGCGCATGTCATTGCCCACCTGAAGCACACCAATTCGCTGCGCGAGTCCTGGCAGAACATGCCGATCAAGAGCGATCGCGTCTACAAGCAGCAGCTGCGCGCCGCCGGCGTCATCCTGGGCGACGAAGTGGAGCGCACGATCGGTGCGGACTTCAACGACCAGGGCCGACGCGTGTCTCACCTCTGCGCGCTGTCGATCGCAAAGATGCGCGAGTTCGGCCTCTTCGCTGTCGGGCCAACGGATGCGATCCCGGAGACGGTCGCGGCCGGCCAGCCGCAGTACCCGCCTCGCCCTGGCGGTGGTTCGTCCTGATGCTCGTTCCCCCCGTACCCCCCTCGAATAAAACGCTGTCGCGACCGCCCTGCACTTGGAGGGGCAGGGCCCGGCGCTGTCGTTTCCGCGCCAATGGGGCGCCGGCCCACCTTTTCGCCGCACGGGTTGGTGTAGGCATTTCTCCTGAGCCGTGGTTGATAGGTCATTCCTATCCTAACCCATTGATCGCGGAGGCAGTGGCCCCCACAGGTTGTATCCGTATTTCCACGGATCGGCCTACTAAATCCACGGGTCGGCCTCTTTTCTCCACGGGTCCGGTTTTCGGCCTCCAGCCGCGCCCCTTTACCTATCTCTCTCTCTTGAAAGAAGAAAAGAAGAAGAAGAAGGGGGAATCGCACGGATCGCGCATCCACGGGTCTGAGCAGCAGGCCGCATTTGTAACCACGGGTTCGGGGGCCATCCACGGGTCGATCCGTGGATATCCGTGGGCGGGTTTTGAGAGGGGAGACAGGCACTTGCCTGCGATCGCGTGCTCGATCCACGGGTTGCATCCGGGAAATGCGCTACCCCCCTGCAATTCTTTCAAATCTGCACCCGCTGAATGCAGATTGGGGAGCCCGCGATGAACCGCGTCGAGCTCGTCACTGCGTTCCTGAGCTACAAGGCCGCGAACAAGAATCGCTCGAAGAGCACGATCGGCAATTACCGCCTGGCGCTCGAGCGCCTCCTCGAGTTCCTGGACGGCCGGGATCCGCGCGACGCGACGCTCGAGGACCTGGTGGCATTCAGCGGGCCCTGGCTGATCAAGCGAGGCCTCACGCCCAGCGGGCGCAGGCCGCAGGTGTCAGCGGTGAAGGAATTCGGCCGCTGGATGGTGATGATGAAGTACGTCGACGCGTCGCCGGCGGAGCTGCTCGAGCATCCGCGCACCGGCCGCAGGCTGCCGCACGTGATGCGCCTGGCCAGCGCGGAAAAACTGATCTGGGCGCCGGATCTGAACACCTTCGAGGGTGTGCGCGACGCGTCGATTCTTTCCATCCTGGTCGGCTGCGGTGTGCGCGTGAGTGCCGTGGTGCGGCTGAACAGATCCTCGTTGATCGAGGACAAGGTTGAAGGTCGACCGAGGATCTTCATCAAGGTCATCGAGAAGGGCGATCGCGAGCGGATGGTGCCGGTTCCCCAGGAAGCGGATCTGATGCTGCGCGTGTACCTCGAGCATCCCGCGCTGAAGGAAATCGACACGGAGATCAGCGGTGGCGATCACGTTCTTTTCGTCAGCCTGATGAATAGGAACGTGCAGAAATCAGAGTACCGCGGCGAGCGCCGGCGTCTCGATCGACGCGCGATCAACGACCTGGTGGGGAAGTACGGCCGCCGCGCCGGGATCCCGATCGACCAGCTGCACCCGCACGCAGCGCGTCACCTTTACGGCGCTGAGCTCACCGAGTCGGACGTCCACCTACGCTCGACGCAGGAGCTCATGGGGCACAAGGATCCGAAGAGCACCGAGATCTACACCAGCGTCGCCATTCGCAAGCTGGTGCGTGATGTCGACAGGGCAAATCCGCTCGCCAAGATGAGCACGCCAGTCACCGAGCTGCTCAAGCGCCTGCAGTCCTCCAAGCCGACTTCCCCCGCGTAGCGAGATCCCGATCGCCATGACACCAGCCATCGACGCGTCCGGATCGCTGCAGCCCGACACAACGCATATAAAGGGTGCCAGAACACAAACAGTTTCTCTAGTGGAATCAGACGCCGAGGGGTGCGCACGCCCCTGGTCCACAGCGCAGCTCGAGAACGGCCTAACTCAGCCTGCGAGCTGGCGGCCCCGACGTGCGCACTCCTCGGGAAAGCGCATGTCGCACCAGTGGAATCAGGGGGATAGCTGATGCCGTCACCGGCTCAAAAGCGCAACTCGACACCTGGAGCTGTGCCTCGATCGGCCGCCGCGGAGATCCTGGCGCCTGGCCTGGGGGGTCGGCAGGCGCCGGCCGGCCTGGCTCCAGGGGGGGGTGGGTACCAAGATGGTCGCTCTACTCCTACGTCGCATTTGCGCGTCGCCGCCGATCGCGATTCGCGCCTCGACGAACTCGCGCGCATGGGGCTGTCGCGCACTCAGCTGCTCGTGGCGGAGGCGATCGGCTTCGACAACTTCATGCTCGCGTGGCGCATCTACGACCAGGATCCAGCGTGCCGCACGGACAAGGGAGATCTCGAGGTGCGGATGCGCTCCTACCGCTCGTATCTGCGCTTCCAGCGCAATCGGTTCATCGAGTCGCTCATGGCCGAGGGCAAGAGCGTGACCGAGATCCTTGAGCGGATGAAGGCAGAGTTAGGTGAGAAAGTCTCCCGACGTCACATATACCGGCTCGGCGGGAGATCGTAGAGTGGCCGCGGTGAAAAAGGCGATCATCCTCGCGCGCGTCAGCACGGCTGGCCAGGCCGAGGAGGAGCTCCCGATCGACGGCCAGATCGAGGCCTGCAGGCGGAAGGCCGAGGAACTCAGCGCGACGGTGGTGAAGATCTTCACGGAGGAAGGCGTCTCCGGCCGCAAGGTCAAGCGAGACGTGTTCGACGAGGCCGTCGACTACTGCGGGATCGCCGACATCGACTACTTCATCCTCTGGAACACGGCCCGCTTCAGCCGCAGCAGCGCGGTCGCCGCCTGGACGAAGCACAACCTGCGCCGCGGTGGCACCGAAATGATCTACGTCTCGCAGAACATAAACACGGGCACCGACGAGGGCTGGCTGCTCGAGAAGATGTTCGAGATGATGGACGAGCAGTACAGCCGGACGGTCAGCAAGGACACGCGGCGATCGCTGCTGAAGAATGCGCGCGACGGCTTCTTCAACGGCGGCCGCGTGCCGTTCGGCTACGAGTCGGTGCCTGTCGGCAAGCGCCGGCGGCTCGCGATAGTGGAAGCGGAGGCCATGATCGTGCGGGACATCTTCGCGCGCTCCCTCGCCGGATCCGGGGTGAAAAACATAGCTGTCCGCCTCAATCGCGCAGGCCTGCGCCGGCGGGGGGCCACGTGGACGAAGAACACGATCCTGAATCTACTTCGCAACTGGACGTACTGCGGCTACACCACCTTCAACCGCACCGACCACGCGACACGTGAAGAGCGCCCGGAAGCAGACTGGATCCGGACACTGAGCCACGCGCCGATCATTTCTGAGGAGAATTTCATGTCAGTACAGAAACTCATCGCTGGCCGCGCTCCCGTCGAGGGGAATGGCCATGCCCTGAGCACCCACCTGTTCACCGGACTGCTGCGGTGTGGCGCGTGCAACAAGTGCCTCGTGATCCAGACGGGTACCGGCAGGAAGCGAAAGACGTACAGCTACTACAACTGCGGCGGGTCGAACCGCGGATCCGGGTGCGCCAGCAGGATGATCCCCGCCGACAACCTCGACGCCTGGTTGATGACGCCGATCAAAGAGCGGATCCTGACCAGGGAGCGAATAGCCGACATCACCAGGCAGATGCACGAGCTCAGCGGGTCCTGGGTACGTGATCGGGCGACGCGGCGAGTCGCCCTCGTCAACGATCTGCGAGACGCCGAGCGGCGGCGCCGGAACGTGTTCGACGTCCTGGAAGAGCACGGCCGCGGGGCGCCGAACCTGGGAGATCTGACGGTGCGGCTGCGCGAACTCAACGCCCAAGTCAAGCAGCTCGAGGAGAGTCTCTCTGAGCTGGAAGCGATGCCGGCGCCCCAAGCCTGCCTGGACGAAGCGACGCTTGCCCAGGTGGAAGGATTTGTAAAAGAGTCGATCGAGTGCGGAGATCCGAAGAAGGTGCGCGAGTTCCTCGGGACGTTTATCGAGCGCGTGGTTCTCGAAGACGCTGGAGCGACGATCCACTACAACCCTTCGCGCCTCGTCGACGCGCGGCCGCTGCAGGTGGTTCGCAGCTCTACGAGTTGGCTCCCCGAACTGGGCAACCTTAGAACCGTTCGGCTCGAAGTTGATCTGCCAGAGGACTACTGGCGGAGGGCCGCCTGAACGGGACTCGAGCCTCTAACGTTCAGCTTGCCATCGTGAGAACAGCCCGACAATCGCGACTACGACGCCAACAAAGCCGAACCCCATAGCAAAGAAAAATAGCCAAGCAAGGCCCGCCGGAGTCACCCCAGAGGTTCCAAACGCGTGCATAAGCACCACGAGTAGCAACAAGCCCAAAACGCCACCGAGTAGGCCGTAACGCAGAACAAACATTGCATATCGCCGCCGGGCAGGGAGAAAAACGAGCCCAACGGCCCAAGCAAGAATAACGGGCGCGACCCATGCGCTACAAATCGCCAAAAGCGTCAGCGGTAGAAAGCGAAGATCGACGGATCCCACGGGTAACGAGCCTAACGTGTATTAGTTGACTTTATAGTTGACACTTGTGGTCGGTGTCCAGCAACGGCGCTATGTAGAGCGCTTTCTGCGGCGATTTTTCCGAGCCTTCGCTTCGGCTTTCTTATTGTGAAACCTGTAACGCCACTTCTCGATTTCGGGCCTGAAAATCTCGACAAACGCACGCGCGACCCGTTTCGGATCTGGCACACCGAGCTCGACCACCTTCATAACGAGGATGCGACGCGTGCCAATGCCGATGCGCGTTTTCGGCTTGGAAGCTGTCTTGTGCTTTTTCGAGGTGCGTGCCATTGATTGAGCCCGAACTGGACTCGAACCAAAAGCTACTGCAACTCAAAGAGATGTGAACGATGAAATTTTGCGACTTTTGTAAGCCACTGTTCTTATTTCGGAATTTTTTGTGGCTCCCTGACCTGGGCAACCTTAGAACCGTTCAGCTCCAAATCGCGCTGCCAGAGGCGTACTGGCGGAGGGCCGCCTGATGTGGATCTACCTGCGGGAGGCCTTCCTGTCCATCGTAGCCCATCGGGACAAGCGTGACACCCTCCTGGTGAGGGCGCGGCTGGCCGGCGATATCGAGCGGGCCTTCCCGCACCTGGCGGTGAAGGTGAAGCGGACGCCGGCCGCGGACTACCTCTTCCGCGCCGAGCTGCCCAGGAAGGCGGTCGCGGACGCGCTGCTCGAGCATGCGATGGCGATCAACTACGACAACTTCAAGGCGGCGGTCCCGGATCCGGACCGGCGCAAGGTCTATTCGACGGTGTGGTGCGAGATGAACTGCTGGCAGCACGCCAACGCTAAGCGGCCGCCGCGGCGCCGGCGCTGACGGTTTTCCCCCCTAGTTTCGTCTTGACGGCGGCCCCGAGAATGCGAGGGTGCCGAAACTCGACCGCTCGCGTCCCCTCGGCGAGATTACTTTTGTCTGCGCGCACTGCCTGGACGAGGAAGGCGGGAAGAAGAAACGCCCGTTCACGTTCAAAGCGGCGCCGGCGCGGGTAGAGGACGATCCCGAGCAGCCGCACCATCCCTGGCGATACAGCGGGGCCTGCCCGCACTGCAAAGCGCAGTGCGTCCAGGCGCCGTTCGAGCGCGCGCTGTTCAAGGCCTGGGTGAATGCCACGGGCCCAACGACGGCGGAGGGCAAGGCCGCCGCGGCCGAGAACCTCAAGGGCCACCCGACCGAGGAAGAAGCCAGGCGCACCAGGTTCAACGCCATGCAGCACGGCATGAGCGCCCAGGTCGCGACCTACTTCCCGTCCAAGCCAGACGGCTACACGTTCTGTTCGACCTGCGACGTGAACCGCGGCTGGTGCGCGGCGCAGCCGGCCTGCGTGAAGCGTACCGAGCACTTCATGCTGCACCACGCGGCGTTTGACCAGAAGGATCCGCGCCACCTGATGCCGATCTACGCCGGCACGCACGCGGCGATCTTCTCGGTCCTGCAGATGATCCTGCAGCAGGTGATCGCCGATGGCGTGAAGATCTCGGCGCCATGCTGGTACTCGGACAAGGACGGCGGATTCCACCTGGCGGAGGTCCTCGATGAGGCGAGCGGCGAGGTCAAGCCGATCATGGAGATCACCGCTCACCCGTTGCTGAAGCCGCTGGGCGAGCTGATCAAGTCGGCAAACCTGTCCTTGGGCGACATGGGCATGACGGCGAAGCAGGCCGAGTCCCAGGACGAGGACCTGGGCCAGCTGAGCGGCCGCGCAGCGCCGAAGGAGGACCTCACCGCGTTCCAGAATCGCGTCCTGGGCGTGATGGATGGCCTCGCCGGCAGGATGGACCGGGCGAAGCAGCAGACCGATCAGGATCCGGTGCTCCTCGAGTACAACAAGGCGACCGGCATGCATGAGCCCACGCCGCCGGCGAAGACGTGAGCAGCCGCGTCTCCAGGACCGAGCGGGCCCGGGTCGCGCACCGCGCCGAGGCCGAGATCGGCCGCTACCTGGGGGATCACCTCCTCTGGCACAAGCACGTGCACAACGTAGAGCTGGATCCGGTGCAGGTCCTGAAGATGATCGAGATGGACCGCAACCCCAACACGGTCGACGTCTCCTGCAGGCGGACGGGCAAGACCGCGGTGAAGGAGCTGCACGCGCTGGAATTCAACGCGACGACGGCGCACCAGGAGGTCGGGATCGTCGCGCCGCGGCAGCAGCAGGCGCAGACGAACCTGAACTACCACCTCGATGCGATCCGGCGATCGCCGATGCTGCGGGCCTTCATGAACTGGAAGAGCGGCCGCGAGCAGCTCACCGACACGCGCTACCAGTTCTACAACGGCTCCAAGGCGCAGGCCTACGGGATCATGTCGCAGATCGACGGCGACTCGCTCAGCTACGCGTCGATCGAGGAGATCGACGACATGCCGGCGGAACGGCTGCTCTCGCGCTTCCTGCCCATGCTCGGCTCGGCGCGGCGCCTGGGGGTGCGGCGGGACGCGAGCTTCAAGCCGCAGATCCGGATCACCGGCGTCTTCAAGGGCGCCGACACCCTGCAGCACATGATCGACTCCGGGCAGTATCACCTGCTGCCCACGGTGAACGTGTACCTGGGCATCGAGCTCGGCATCATCAACGAGGCCTTCATGCTCGACATGCGCGCGCAGCTGCCCGAGGGCGAGTACATACGCCAGTTCCTCTGCAGGAACGTGAGCTCGCAGAATCACATCTGGGAGCGGTATATACGCCTGGCGATGGCGGTGGGCCTCAAGGCAGGCCTCGCGGCGGCTGGCCCACTGCCGGGAGTCAAGTACAAGAAGCGCGGGCTGCTCTCGTTCGGCTACGACCACCTCGGCCACGGCGAGAGCCTGCACGCCTCGAAGTCCTGCCTGGTGGTCGCTGAGCAGATCGGCGGCTTCACGTTCTTCGCCTACGTGCGCTACTGGCCGGCCGGGACGGACGAGAAGATCATCGAGGCGGACCTGGTCGGGCTGTGGGAGTACTTCAACCCCGACTACGCGATCGGCGACGCCTACGGCATCGGCCTGCTCACCAGCGTCAACGACAAGCTCTTCGCCCGCGGGCTCACGCAGATCGACCGGCGCACGATCGGCGAGGGCCAGAGCACCGCGACCACCTGGCAGGAGTGGGCCTTCGCGCCGATCCGCTTCGAAGGCATGACGAAGCACAGCATGGCGAGCGCGCTGCGGTCCATCTTCCACAACGCCCAGGCCGCGATCCCCTTCATCGACGACGGCGCCGACGCGCTGAAGGCCGACACCGGCCGCAAAGTCCTGCTGGTACCGCCGTCCCTCGCAGGCCTGGATCCGGACGCGTCAGCCTGGACGCTCTTCATCCGACAGCTGAACAACATCCGCGCCGAGGCCACGAAGGTCAGCTACGCGAGCTACAAGATGGCGAACACCACGCTCGGCGACGACGGCTTCGACGCCGCTATGGCGGCCGTGTGGGCCCTGGTGACGCGCGGGGTGCTCGATATCCCGACCGTGATCAGCCACCGCACTCAGACGAGGGAGCAGCTGCTCGGCGTCGCGCCGCGGCTGCCGGCGAGGGCGGCGGCATGATCTCCGGCCACCCCGTGGAAGACGATCCGGGCGTCGCCCAGGAACGCCGGGCGCTGTTCAAGAAACTGTTTCCGGAAAAGCAGGACCATTTCCGAGCGCTGTTCGATCTCGGCATGGTCCCGGGCTGGCGCGCGATCGTGCGCCTCGATCTCAAGGAGAAATGCGAATGAACCTGCTCGAGAGCACCTTCACCTTCCTGCGCGGGAAGTTCCCAAACGCCGCCTCCTGGCTGCCGAACGAGAAGCCGGTGCAGTCGGATGAAAAGGGCGTCAGGACCACGCCTGAGAACGAGCTCAAGGCGATGTATGACCTCATGTGGGTGGATCCCGAGCTTCGCCAGTCGATCCTCGACGTGCGGCAGATGGACAAGGAAGACGGCCGCGTCAAGCAGATCCACAAGAGGATCGCGCGCGACACCGTGAAGGGCGGCCTGGTCCTGAAGCAGGCCCAGGAGAACGAGAAGGTCGCGCAGCTCTGGCGCGAATTCGGCCGCCGGCTGCAGCTCAATCGCATCGAGAAGCTGAAGAGCGATGCGAAGGGCCTGGCGATGGAAGGCAACCTGCCCCTGCAGATCGTCCTGGACAATCCGAGCTCCGGCGCACCGGACATCCTCGCCGCCGTGCGGATGCCCTCCGAGACGATCAAGCCGAACACGAACCCGGGCGGACGCTTCAACGACATTCAGCGCGCCTACCTGCAGATCGACGTGATGACGGGCGCCGAGCGAGCGGCGTTCCCGCTGTGGAAGCTCTTTGTCTGCCGGTTCGACCCCGACAACTTCGACGACCTGGGATCGCTCGGCCGGCCGTTCCTGGATTCGAACCGCAGCTGCTGGCAGAAGCTGAAAATGACCGATCAGGACCTGGTGATCCGCCGGCGCACGCGCGCGCCGCTTCGGTTCAGCCACATCCTCGAGGGTGCGACCAAGGAACAGCTCGACACCTACCGCGCCGAGGTCGAGAAGGATCAGAACGAGATCACCACCGACTTCTACTCGAACAAGAAGGGCGGCGTCACCGCGGTCAGCGGCGACGCGAACCTGGACCACATCAAGGACATCGCCTACCTGGTCGACTGCTTCTTCTCCGGATCCGGCACTCCGAAGGGGCTCATGGGGTTCACCGAGGACATGGCGCGCGACATCCTCGAGGACATGAAGCGCGACTACTACGACTCGATCGACGAGATCCAGGACACGCTGGCTTACGCCTACGAGGCGATCTTTCGCTTCCAGCTGCTGCTCAAGGGCATCAACCCGGACGCGGAGGACTTCTGCATCGAGTTCGCCGAGCGGCGGACAGAGACGAAGAATCAGACCGCCGACCTCGCGCTCAAGATGCAGGCGCTGGGATACCCGGCCGGGATGCTGTTCGAAGCGATGGGCGACAACGCGACCTACGTGCGCCAGCGCCAGGAGTGGGAGCGCGAGAACGTGGATCCGTATCCGGATCCCATGGCGATCACTCCCGCGGGCGGCGCCGGCAAGGTGAGCATTACGCCAGGCAACGCGCGCAAGGGCGAGAGCGCGACGTCGATCAAGAACAAGTGATGGCTGCACTCGGTAGGTTGATGCGGACGATCGAGGGCGGCCAGCTGGCGTTCTGGTGTCCAGGCTGTGAGGAAGCCCATGGCATTGCAGTTCGTGGACAGACAGGCGCCGGCGACAAGGGCTGGATCTGGGACGGCAACGTCGACAGCCCGACCTTTTCTCCGAGCATTCTCATCCGGTCCGGACACTACGCAGGGCATTTCAAGCCGGGCGTCGACGAGTGCTGGTGTACCTATGACGCAGCAGAAGTCGCTGCCGGCCGGGAACCTTCCGGATTCGGCTGCTCGATCTGCCATTCTTTCGTCCGCGGTGGCCGCATCGAGTTCTGCAGCGATTCGACGCACAAGCTCTCCGGACAGACCGTGCCGCTGCCAGATTTCCCCTGATGACTATCCAGCTCGCCGAGCCGGCGCGCACCGCCCTGCAGGCCGGGATCCGGCGGGCGACGTTCGCCGCGCACAAGGACGTCGCCCAGCTCGACAAGGAGGGCCTGGCGAGCCTCGAGCGCGTCTACAAGCAGGCGGCGGCCGAGATCTCGGCCAGGATCGCCACCGCCGCGGGCCCGGACGGCAACCTCGCGCTGCAGGAGATGAAGAACGCGCTGGACCAGGTCAACGCCGTGCTGGACCAGCTGGCCGAGGCCAAGAACGTGATCCTGCAGGGAGGCCTGGTGCAGGCGGCGAACCTCGGCGTGCGGCCGCTCACCGGCAGCCTCACCTCGCAGGCGGTGATCACCACCGAGGCCGGCATGGCGATCGCAGACGAGGCGCTGCAGTTCGTGCGCACGTTCATCGCTGCGGACGGCCTGCAGCTCGCCGATCGCATCTGGCGCATCGACCAGCACGCCAAGGACCTGATCGCCTCCAGGATCCAGCAGGCGGTAATCCAGGGACACAGCGCGTCCAGGGCGGCCGCGGATCTCATGGGCAAGAGCCTCCCGGTGCCGCAGGAGCTGCGCGACAAGATCGGCGCGGCCGCGGCCGACGAGCTCGCGAAGAAGACCGGCGAGGCGCTGCTCAAGGGCCCGGGCACGCCGATGGACAATGCGATGCGGCTCTTCCGCACCGAGATCAACCGCGCGCACGGCGAGGCCTACATGAAGGGCGCGGCGCAGACGCGAGGCTTCGCCGGCTGGCGTTACCTGCTCTCACCGGCGCACCCCGAGCCGGACATCTGCGATCTCCTCAGCACGCAGAACCTCTACGGCCTCGGGCCCGGCGTCTATCCGACGCGCGAGAAGACGCCCTGGCCCGCGCACCCGAACACGCTTTCCTTCGTGGTGATCGCGTTCGAAGACGAGATCTCGGACGCCGACAAGGCTGGCAAAGAAACCTCACTCGATGCGCTGAAGCGGCTGTCGCCCGAGCGGCAGAAGGGAGTGCTCGGCAAGGGGAAGATGGAGCTCTTCCAGCGCGGCAAGATCACGAGCGGCGGCATGATCCGCACGCCGCTCAGCGTGGTGATGAAGCGCGTCACTGCGATCGACGAGGCCAGCGAGGCGGCGAAAGCCGCGGCTGAGGCGCTGGCGGCGAAGAAGGCCGCGGCGCTGGCCAAGGCGGCCGAGATCGCCAAGCAGAAGGCGGCCCAGGACAAGCTCGACGCGATCGCGGCCGCGGCGAAGGGGCACGAGTTCCAGGCGCTGAAAAAGCTGAAGGCGGCCGGCAAACTGAAGGCGCTCGAGCCTACGGCCCAGCTGGACCAGGTCCTGGCCGACGCCGCGGTGATCAAGGCGAAGAAGCTGATCAGCGATCAGCTCTCCAAGTACAAGAAGGCGGCGCTCGCCGGCAAGGAGCCGCCGCCGGCGGCCGTCCAGGCGCTCGAGAAGATCGCGCCGGCCGAGAAGGAAGCGTTCCTCGCCAAGCTCGAGCTCGCGAAGCAGGAGGCGGCGAAGAAGGCCGCGGCCGCGGGCGAGTTCCGGATCGCCGACTTCGACCTGGTCGGCGCGCAGCGCGGCAGCAACCCGGGGGGCACCTACCGGAACAAGGGCACCGGCGAGGAGTGGTACATCAAGACCCCGGCCAGCGTCGACGCCGCGCGGAACGAGGTCCTCACCGGCAAGCTGTACCAGGCCGCCGGCATCGAGGTCCCCGAGCTGCAGCTGGTCGACATGGGGAAGAACAAGACAGGCGTGGCCTCGAAGATCGTCCCAGGGCTGCGCCAGGACGCC